ATCGTAATACTCTTAAGTCTATGGAGAGTTTTGATCCTAAAGTATATGTAATGTTCCAACAAGATGGACCAGCTGCATTTAGTTACTATACGTTTATATTTGCAGATTCTATAGGTAGTTATGGTATATATCATAACTTATTTAGTAGTCTAGTATTGTTTAACACTAAGAAAGGTAAATAGATGGATTTTAAAGAAGAATTAGCTAAATATAGAGAAAAGAGATCTATAACACTAGAGTCTCAACTACCAGGACTAACAAGTAACCTCTTAGAGGAGGTTACTGAACTTAGTAGAGCTACTGAGCTAGTTGATGTTATAGATGCTATGCTAGATTATAATGTATTTCTAGCTAATGCTATAGAAGGTATAGAGATAGATCCTATATTAGATCCTGAGATAGTTAAAGAGATAGAAGAGAAACATAAGAAGCTATCTGTTATGACTAATGAAGATTTAGCTCTATATAAGAAATCTCTAATATCTCTACTACTAGAAGGTATTAGAGCTTCTATAGCTATCACTATGCCTAATATAAAACAAGAGCATATAGATAGCTTTACAGAATACCTAAATGGTATTATAATCAATATTAAATCTAGTATAACTTTACTTAACTATGACTATGCTAAATGCTTAGAAGAGGTTATGAAAGCTATACATACTAGAAAAGGACATTGGGATAGTACTATTAGTAAGTTTGTAAAAGATAAAGTACAACCAGATAGATACGAACCAGATTACACTAACTGCAAACTATAAAAAACAACTAGAGTATGTCTCGTACATACTCTAGTTGCTATAATTCATTTTATTTAGGAGTGTAAATGAAAAAGATCAGTTCTCTGTGCTACACTGCTTAACTTATAATCTAATAAACACAAACATTATCAGACTATTAGTTATTCAGCTGGCTGACCCTCAGTAGAACTACCAGACTCTTCAGTTGTATCTGTAGATGTAGACTCCTCTGTAGTTTCTGTAGTCTCTTCTGTAGACTCTTCAGAACTAGATTCATCTCCCATGTCCATATCATCTTCCATACCCATATCCATATCATCACCTTCAGAACCTTCTTCAGATCCCATATCAGAGCCACTATCATAACCTCCGTAGTCAGATCCAGAACCCATATCTCCGAATTTATCTATAACTTGTTTTTGATAAGTTTCAGATAGTTTCTTAACATCTTTACCACGTCTCTTAGCATACTCTATAAATGCTTCTACTACAGATTGTGACATATCAGCATTTTCATCTAGGAACGGATACATTAGATGTCCATCATCTTGTTTTACATACCATTCGAATAACTCTGGCATATAGTTATTATTCTGTAGCCATTTCTTAAGAACACCAGCTTTTATAATACCTTTAATTTTATCAGCATCACCACCAGCTCCACCTATAAAGTATGTATCTAATAGCTCTGGAGAGTATAGTGCATCTGCTGCAGAGTCTAGTCTAGTTTTAAATCCATCGAATGCTTGTGCCTTCTCATCATCATTACCAAACTCTGGATATGGTAGTACTACTTCTAACTCTGTTCTAAATACATCGTAGATATACTCTGCCATATCAGAAGCTTTTACTTTAGATAAGCTAACTTCATTATCTTCTGCTGTTTCTGCTTTAAGGTGTTTATTTATAACCTCTTTATTAGCTTTTATAGTATCTAGTACTTCTTGTTTTAATAATGGATCATTAGTTAAGTATTTACGTACATGCTTACTAAGCATTACCATAAACTTATCTTGTAATCTTATTATACGTTTTGCTAATAGTTTATTCTTAAGTACTACAGTAGCTGCAAAATCTTCTTTAAGACCTTGCTCTATAAGCTCTGGAGATATACCTAATGATTTTAATATCATATTCATTATGTTAGTATAAGTTTCATTACCAGAGTCTATAACATCACCACCTATGCCAGTTCTAGTATCTCTAGTTACATCCATCTTAGGTAGATATGGAGATACTACTTTAAGAGTATAACCTTGTCTTATTATCCAGTTGTGTAGTGAAGTATGTTCTGTAGTACCTAAAGGAAAACCTACGTTATTAGTACGTAGTACTTCTGACATATACTTCTCAGCACTTACCATAGGGTTAGTATCATCTTCGTCTAGCTCTAGTGTAATATCAGTAACTGGTATCATATTTTGTATACTAGATTTAACATTAGCGTATAGTAACATACCAGCCATAGATGCTAATACTAGTAGATCTTCTAATAGTGATTTACCAGTACCATTCTTTCTATAATCAAAAGCATAGTACTGTACTAACTCTACTGGCATATATAGTAGTTTAGTACCTTTAGATTGTAATGCTCTAGCTAGCATAACTCTATATATATCAGCACTCTCTTTTACATCTACTAGTTCATCTAGATGTCCATTACGTAATCTAGATTTGATCATATGGTCTACTATATCGTTATATAGTTGTTCCATACCTTCTAAGCCAGTTACATCTGCTAAACCACCAAATAGACCTAATCTAGCTTTATTTATAATATTAGTTTTAATATCACCACTACCTACAGGATTTTGAGTATTACCACAAGCAGCCATAAGATCATAGTCTTCTAATGCTTCTACTAGGTTAATAGGATTACCATATTGATCTAGTACTACGAAGTAACCTACGTGTCTCTCTGGTTCTCCTATAGCATATATAGGTATTACAGATTCTACAGGTAGTTTCATTACTAATGGAGTATCTACAGACTCTCTAAAAGTCTCATCTTCTTTTAATACAAACTCCATTTCAGATGGTTTACTACCAGCATTATTTCTAAATAGACTATTAAGATACTCTATCTTATCATTACCTAGTTCATCTTCTAGGTTCATAGTGTATTTATCTTTTTTACTATCTCCAGTAAGGTTATCTCTTATGTTCTTACCAGATCTAAGTATAGAGTAATCTGATGTAATCTCTAAGTTAAGATTAGCTTCTGAGAATGTAAATGTCCTCTTACCTATATCTGTTTTAGCATCTGTAGAAACTACACCATACTCTCTCTTTAAGGATTCTCCATTTACGCTATAGATAGGTTTACTATTATTCTTACTAAATGCTAACATAAGAGCTTCTGAATTGATTCTACTACCTTCGTTATCTACATATTGAAAGTTATTATTTACACCATTATAGCCACCAGAATAGTTAATGAGTCTATCTACAGAAGCTTCTGGTATAATAGCTTCTACATAAGCACCTTTAGTAAATAGAGCTTCTTCTAGTATAGTTTGTAGTTTATCTTCTAAATGGAAGTTTCTTTCTATATATTCTTTTATAGTATTGATTATACTAGACTTAACAGAAGTAGCTAAGTTAAGACTAGGTGCTTGACAGTTAAATCCACTAGTAACCATGCTATTTGGATCTATAATACTAGATGTCATAATCTGTATACAAATTTTTAGATCTGGTAATAGTTTAAGTATAGATTCATTATTACGTATCTTATTAGCTATAGATCTTACTACAGCCTCTTGGTTATAAGCTGTGTAAGGACGTCTGTTGGCTGATTGCCCTGTATTTAGCTTGCTTAAAGCAGCAGCTACTTGTGGGGCAGTATTTATTATGTTTGGAATATTTGGTTGTATTAATTTATCATCTGCCATAATTATATCCTTTCTACAATGAGTAAATAAAAAACAAAAAGGAGGCTTCAAGATGTATACCATAGATCGCTATATGGCTAACATCAGGCAGCTCACGAATAGCCTTGTAATTAAGGTAAACGAGCTTCCTATGGTAGTAAATATAGGTGTTGAAAATACTATTGGTTACGATCCAGGTAAGCATAAACCAACTAGAGCAAATATTAAAACTTGGAAGTATTATCTTAATATAGCTGGTAAAATGCATCCACTAGATAAACCTATTAAGATACGTGTTATAGAAACTGAGAGAGAAGAGGTACTTACTAAAGAACTATTAGATAGATACCCTATGACTAAGATAGAACTATGTAAAATGGACAAGTTCTATACTAACTTTATGAACACCTATCCAGAATACCAACGTTATATACACGGTTGTATGTTTCCAGTAGATATAGATAGAGCTATAGAAGCTAAAGAAGGTACTATACTAGCTTATAATAAAGATCTAGTAGAAGAGAATGAATATTACCTAATAGAAGAACTAGAGAAGTATATTAAGTCTATGCTATCTAGATACCATGTAAAACCATATACTATAGTAGATGAACTATATGTAGCTTCTCTTATGGGTTATCTATATGCTGCTATATATGCTAAGATATTTAACTTAAGATTAGAAAAGATAGGTACTTTTCAAGTACATAGTTTCCACTTAGAGCATTTCTTTAGATCTAGAATGGACCTATGGGATGATGTTAATATACTTAATAAAAGATCTCTATTCTGGCTATATAAGAACTTAGACTCTATGATGCATAATGTAGGTAAAGAATCTACCTTTAAGAAAGTCTATAATAAGTTATTCGCTATGAACTATGTAGGTATTGGAGAGTATACTCTAAATAGACCAGACCCTAAGTTCTCCGATAATAAGACAGATGTTTCTAATCCTTCTTATGTTAGAGATTCAGCTACATTAGTAACTAAACAACTTAATAACTATTACCTTACTAATAATGGTTCTGAAGAGTCTGTTATAAGTATGACATCTAGAGAGCTTACTGGTCTAGATGATGTAAATAAGAATATGCCTCCAGTATTCCAAAAGTACATAGAGAAAGTTACTAAAGAAGAAACTGATAAGAATATACTAGCAGTACAGAAGACTAAGATATTAGATATAGATCGTTCTAACTTACTTAAGAAAACAGGATTAGATCTATTCTCTTTAGTTATGGACTATTGGGCTTATGCTCTACATAAAGATAAACTCTATAAGCTTAAAGTACAATATGATGGTAATATATATACAGACCAAGATAAAACTACTTTTGGTAATGCAGAGATTGATTATGTAGATACTGAGAATAAGATCTATACAGTAACTCCTAAGATAGGCTTACTAATGCTTATTAAGCTTATGCTATATGCTAGTAATAACTTAGATCTTAAGATAAGTAAAATAACTTATAATAGAGTATGTGATTTTGATAAAGATAACTTTCAGAAACTAATAGATACTGCTATCATAAACGATGGTGTATCTAAACCAGTACTAGAAGCTATTAAAGAGAATCTACCTACTGAACCAGAGTTATTTACTACTGTAAATATATTTAAAGATTTTATTAATAATGCTATAGATCTTAGTAAGATAGCTTGGGTAATGGCTAGTAACGTACAGAACTTCTTTACTTCAGATGCTATTAAAAGAGTATTCGGTAGTATTACTAAAACAGATAGTTTTCCACTAAGTGATGATGGTAAAGAGTATAGTATAGATCAATTACTTAAACAGAATGGTATAGTATTCCCTATTAACCAATATACAGATATAGTAGCTACTATGAAAGCTATGATAAAAACATTTACAGGTGTAGAGTTAGATCAAGAAGATGTATTACTTCAAAATATGGACAAGTATAGAAGGATTATTAAGAAACTAACTTCTTATAGCTTACAGGCTATGGGATCTGCAGGTGTTATAGACGATATTACAGTATATTATAATAACCCTACAGTATTAGTTACTAAGAATGGTTTTGTATTAACGTATGGTTTAGAACTAGATGGTTTAGAATATGATATAGCTAGACTTAAAGCTTATGCTTGGGATAACCCATATTATCTTAATGTTAATATTATAGAGCTTAGAGCTAAGATGGTTATAAATAAACTAAAACCTATATCTGGTCATATGGTAATAAAAGATTCTGAACTTAGGAAAGATGGTTATACGTATGGTTACTCTGCAGACTTTGAAACTATACCTTCATTCCGTCTAGATGACTATAGATGGTACAATGATTGGCTTACTGTTAAACAAGCTGAACTAGATGCTCTAGAGAATGAAATAACAGAACTAGATGGAGGTTCTATAGATAGCTCTATAGCACCACATAGTAATACTATCAATCTTAAATCTGCTATAGTAGAGTATAAGAAAGCTTATGGAGAACTTATAGTAAAAGATGGCCCATGGTTAGAGAATGTAACTGCATATGGATTTAACACATTACCATCATTCTGGGATGCTAACTTTAAATCTACAGATTTTCTATCTACTATAGGTATAGATCTTACTCCAGTAGAAGAAGTAGAACATATGCTATCTACAGAAGCTACAGAGACTGAAAATAGAGTAGAAGCTACTAAAGAGGTTAAAGGTAAACTTAAACTAGTAGAAGAAGCTACTGGTGATATGTTAGAGAAACATATAAGTTTTGCTAATGAAGCTACTTATGATTTTAATAATAAGTATAAAGTAATGGATATAACAGATTTTGTATATAATACTAAATATGTTAAGATAGGACTTATGGCATTTGCTAATGGTAAAAATAATCCTAATGAACTACTTACTTATGTTAATAAAGAAGTTGCTAATAATGCACCAGAAATGGTTACTAATAAAACTGGAGCTCTAATAGGAGCTCGTGGTAGAAAACTAGATATAGACCCTATAGGTAGAGAAGATGCTATAGGTTTAGCTATGTTACCTTATGTAGTTACTACTAAGAAAGGTAATACATTCTCATCTCTTATGTACTTAGGTCTTATAGATACCGATGGTAATATGGATGTTTATGATTGTACTAGTATACCAGAGTCTAATAAGATAACATTTGATCAAGTTTCTATGTGCCCTGTAGTCAAAACAGTACCTAATGTAGTACATGGTGAAACAGTAGTATTACCTTCTAAAGTATCTAAAGATAAAGTAATAACTGTATATGCTAACTTAAAAGATAACTTACAGTTACCAGGTAGTATAAGAGCTACTACTAGCTTAGAAGATAGTTTCTATCCTATAGAACCTAATGCCTCTGCTAAACCAAACTATAAGCACTCTGCAGGTAGTAGAGTAGAATCTAGCTTAACTGGTCTTAGTGGCGGTCAACCTACTCTAAATGAAAATGACACTATGAATAGTATACTAGGTTACTTTTTAAGACATTACTCTTCACCTACTGGTGTTAAAGCTAATGATAAACGTATATTACGCTTATCACACTGGATACGAGATAACTATAAACTCTATATATTTAACTCTAGATCATTCTTAGAGACTAATATACCTTATCATAAACGATTTACACTACGTGATCATTTAGTTAAGATATTAGCTTATAAGGATACAGATACTGTTAGTAACCAGTATAAATGGATAATGATTAACCATAGGTACTATAAGTTACAATCTGATATTAGATTTACTAACTATGAGTATCCTAGGTTAGGTAATAATAAAGAGAGTTTAGCTATACTAGCTAACTGCCCTATACTCTATATAGATATGATAGAGTCTACAGATGAATCTGAAGCTAATAAGTTAGTTATAGTAGAAGTAGATAGAGACTATGATAGACCATGTGTTAACTATGGAGTATTTGATAGAAGCTATAGTTATGAAGAGTTTAAAGCAGAGCTAGGTGAGCATACTGATATAGGTAATATACCTAGGTATGAAATAGCACCAGAGTTTAATAAACTAATGTTAACTCCATCTGCTACTTATCAAGAACTATTAGATAAAGTAAAAGATTACTTAGGATACTGGGAGATAGGTAAATTAGAATTAGTTAATGTAGGTAATAACTTAGTTACAGGTATATCTACCACACCAGCTAAAGAAGAGATACTATCTAAGTATGGTACAGACTATCCTTGGTTAAAATTCTTAAATATAGAAGAGTAAGAGAGTATAAACTCTCTTACTCTTCTTAACAGTTTATAATGTATTTTTAATATGCATACCTTGTAAGTAATACTTAAGTGTTCTAGTAGAAACTACTCCACCATTACTAACTAAGTTAGCTACATCTAGTATATCTTTTTGGGATACTTCACCATTATTAGCTAATTGTCTTACATACTCAGATTGTGCTTTAAGATCTCCACCACGTATTCTAACCATCTCAGTAGCAGTATCTTTCATATCCATAGCTATAAGCATCTGTTGCTCTGGATAGGTTAGTTTACTAGATCTAGATTTACCAGCAACTTGACCAGTTAGTACATCAGTAGTCATACTGTGTTCTGGTATACTTATCTTTTTAGATAGTAACTGTTGTGCTCTTCTTATAGGTAGAATCATAGTTAAGGCTTTTATAGGTAGCATGTGATCTGGATAGTCTGGATGGTTAGTTACCTTAACTCTTTGAAAGAACTCATGTCCTAACTGTTTAGCTACTCTAAAGTTATTCTCTACAGATACTCTAGTTTTACCATCATTAGGTACTACTATAGAGATATGTATCTTACCTTCTTTCATACCTACCATAAACCTATCAAACTCTTCATCTGTCATTCTATCGAATAGATCTTGATATAGTTTAGTATTCTCATTACCAGCTACTATAGCACCTACATACTTTATTATATAATCTTGTACAGCTTTACGTTTAGTATTCATATCTAGTGTTACCTTTACTCTTATTAGAAAAAATCATCGATCTTGATATACTGTATAGATAAAAAAGGATCGGCTAGACTATATTTCAAGTCTAGCCAATTAACGTTTACAAAAAGATCATTTATATTACTTAACTTCTAGAGTAGCTTTAGCTTCTTTCTCTGCTTCTAAGAATAGTTCAAATACTTTATTAGCAGCTAAGTAAGGTACTACAACCTCTTCTATCTTCTCTATCCATTTATCATGCTTACCAGACATATCTATAGCAGAGAATACCATTTCAACATTCTCTAGCTCTAAATAGCCTCTAGCTCTTAATAGAGTCTGTATAAAGAATCTATTAAGATTTACACGTTGTACTAAAGAGTGTGTATTAGTACACATAGCTACTATAGGATTCCTTAGAAAGTAATCTTTAGCTTCTGTAGATACTCTAGTTTCTATTATCTTAGCAACATGTGCTACTAAGTCTATATCGTTATCTTGCCTTTTGAACCAATTCACAGGTTCTTTATGTTCTATCTCAACATCTGCAACATCGGTTACTATATTAGCAGCTGAAGTGGATATGTTATTTTCTAGCATAGCAGATCCTTAGTCTTAAAGAGTGGAGTACATAGTATAACGAACTTATCTATTAACTCCACTTTAGTTATAGTGTATTTATTTCTTTCGGTTTTCTTAAGACGCTTAGTAGCAATATTACAAGCGTCTGGTATATTGTCAGTTTCCACAGTATGCGTCATAGTTTCGTACGTTAAAGTATTCTTAAACTCTACATCATACTGATTCATAAGTTACTTCTCCTTTTTCTTAGTATTAGTATTCTCACTAGTCTTAGATAACTCTTTCACTCTAGCATCATACCACCACGGTCTATATAACTCTTTTCTCATCTTTAAAAGATCTACAGTATTAAGATATGGTACTGGGTGTGAATATTGGTTAAGTGTCCAATATCCTCTAGTATCTAATAGGATATTCCAATCATAACCTAATTTCTTAATATCTTCATAGAGTTCAGCTGGAGTACACATAAGTCCACTCTCTATAACCATTCTATGGTATGTAGCTAGTTGTAATAACTCAGCTGTTATATTAACAGCTCTTCTAAGTTTAGGATCAGTATCTAATTTAGATCTTACAGTAGTTCTAGATAACGATACTTCTGGATATATATCTAAAGCATAGCTTCTATCAGAACCAGTTATACCGAATCCAGGTGTACCTGATTTATTCTGCCTTAAGAAATGAAACTCTGTTAATGAAGGTAGTACACCTTCAGATTGTGAAATAAGTACTTCTATATTGCCACCAGATGGACCTGATTTAGATCTTAATGTAGTTAATGTAACTTTATTAAGATCTGCTTTAGTAATATCATTAGGGTCTTTAGGATACTCTGGACCTTTAGTACCTTGGTTATAGAATAGGCTACCGGTGTGTGCTTGATAAGCTATATTAGTAAGAAAACTAAACTTACTACCTACTGATTTAATACTATCGCCTGTTTTAAGAAACTGTAATTTCTTAGAAGGTTCTTCCCAAGGTTGCATGCCCATATTAACCTTATCTCCAGTATGAGCTGTTAGTGTAATATAGGTACTAGATGCAGGACATCTACCTGGTAACTGACTTAAGAACTTAGTCTTAAAGTTACCTTGTTTCATTGCGTACGTATTAGTATCTTTAGAATCAAGATCTCCAGATAGCATCTCAGCAACAGAAGCTGCTTCAAACTCTGTAAAACTATCTATCTCTACAAATGTAGGTCTAGGTATAGACATAGGCTTATGTGTATATGGATCTAATATACACTCTATAGTAACATAGTCTTTCTTATCTTTTTGTTTCTCTTCCATATACTCGAATAGTTTATCTCCCCATTCATTAGCAGGTAAAGAAGATTTATCCATAATGGTCCATATAGGATCATTACCTTGTATAGTACCTTCTCCTAGAGAAGGAAATTGAGCTGCAAAGTGCTCTAGTCTATCGAAGCTTATATTAACTTCAGTATCATAAGTTAATATATAAGTTTTAGTAGCTTCTGCTATCTTACTAGCAGCCGATAGCGTCATATAGTGTATAAGAGTACTTTTAAAGTTATTACCAGCACCTACTACACCAACTACTTGTCCTAATCCACCGTTATAGAGTGTCTCACCTTTAGCTCCTGTTATGATAGAAGCTGTTGGTATATCCATTAGACAACCTACAGGTATATATATTTTTGGTTTAGCTCTATTATCCATAGCAAAATTAAACATTCCAGCCATAATTATTTTATTAAACTCCTTTAGCATATCAAATTTTATATTCAATGTTTATTAAGTTTTTATAAAAAGTATCCTACCTAAGATAGCTTAGATACCTGATTTTCAACATACATTAGATAAGGAACCTCTGATGAAAAATATTTATAAAACATATAAAATATCTAAAGAGTTAACCCCTGATATGAAATATGCTATAGAGCAACTAACAGCTAATCAAGAAGGTTTTGGTAGCTTTCTAGTAGATGCTTCTAACTTCTTTAAGAAGAAAATAGATGCTATCAGAGGTGTGTTTGGTCTTAATAGTAAAAATGATACTAAAGAGATCTCTAAAGAGTCTAGTAAACTATATAAAGATTTACAAAGCTATGATAAGCTAGTAAAATCTATAGGTAGTAAACAAGATAAATATGATGCCGTATCTAGTATTATAGTACCTTGGATACCAGGTGTTAAATCTGATCTATATACACTAGTAACTGGATTAAAATCAAATGTATCTGGTATATACGATAATGGTTTACCATACTTAGAAGAAGCAGATACATTCTTAGCTAAACTATTAGGGGATGAAGAGTATGCTACTTCTGTAATACCTAATAAAGAACTACTAGGTAAACTAAGTAGCTATAAAGATAGCACTACTAAATATCTTACAGATGTTATAGATGGTAGAACACTTATGGACAATAGAGAGCTTAAAGATGTTATACCTAACTTTAGCTCTGTAGAAGTTATACACAATAGCTTTAAAGATATGATAGTAGCTAAAGAGCTAGAGAACGTACAACAAGTGTTTAATAAAGCAGAATCATTAGCAGCTAGAGCTAAAGAACTTTATAATAGAGTACAATCTAAAGACTTTACTATAAGTACAGTAAGAGCTAAAGAGATGGGTCCACTATTACAAGACTCAGCTGCTATAGTAACTAATATAGGAGCTATAGTAAGATTACTAGATGCTGGTGTTACAGTACATAAAGCAATACTACAGAAACTAGATAAGTTAATATAAAAAAATAAAGTTAGACTATAGACAGATACCATATAGGTATCTGTCTATAGTTGTTATTTAAGTACCTCTACCAGAGGAGGTATGTTAGTATTTAGCTTTTCAGCTAGACTAGTTATTATCTCTTCTAGACCACTTAGGTTTAGTAGGCGGTTACAAATATAAGCGTCTACTTTGTTACCGTATTTTACAAAGATTCTATTTTCAAAGCCACAATCAGTACCATACTGTGTGTCTTCTACTTTTAGTCTTAATGTATTGTCTAGTATACCATATGAGCCATATAAACGTGCACCGCATGGTGCTAAACGTTTATTAGCCTCCTCTAGATTATACTGCAAATTTTCAACCGCAGCCCAACTCTCTAGTATGCTAGAAAGTTTACTAAAGTCGTGGTACACTGGGTTTACTAGAAACTCAGTCTCTACAAATGTGCTTGTATATGTAAATACAAAATCGCCTACTACGTTTAATCTATATCTAATAAATGGTCGACCAGAAACCCTCTTACCACTTGTAGTTGTCATATCATCCGTATGGAAGTAACCTCTTAGATACGGTACAACATCCGTTTCTAAGTTTATTCTGTCCCATACACCACGGACGGCATCCCTTTTTTCTTATTCTTTAATTCTAGCTTCTACTAGACTGTTCCAACCCGGTAAGTAATCATCTCTATTACCTACCATTATCTCAACTACTTCATCCTCTTCTTCTATTGCGCTAAGATCTTCAATAGGGGAAGTGGTGATAGAATCTACTAGTATAAACCAAGTATGATCCTCTATTTGTATCCTAGCGATCATATCTTTACCATTTAGACTCTTTTGTAACTCGATAGCTTCCATAGCCATCTTGTTAGTAATTGAGAAGCTTAACACATCTCCACCATTTACTCTGTATCCATTTAGGAAAAACTCTGTACTTTGCATTTTATGCTCCTTACGTTAATTTATTTTAGCATTTATATATAAGCAGTAAGCTTTAAAGCTTACTACAACTCTGACCGCGCTATCCCGAATGCTTGACCATTAATATAACGTTATGTTATTATAATAATGGCTCCTTTGATAAATAAGAGTAAGAGTAGGAAGCAATTCCTACTCTTACTTCTATATATATATATAATATATAACTGTTTTTTTTTTCACTTTGATACCTACTAATGTTATAGGTATCAAAGTGTTATTTATTAAGTCTGAGTAACTATAGTGAATTCTTTAGGTTTAAATAGACCATTAAAGAGTTCTTCTATAAAACTCATAGACTGTTCTCTTCGAGCGAATAGTTCTTCGAAGTTGCTACTGCTCATTAAGAGATTGTCTGTGTAATTAATCTTAAGAAGATTTCTTAGATAAGGATCTTCATAGGGTAATCCACAAACATTATGTAGATAGTGTATAGATCTACATAGTGCCTCTTTGAAATTTATAGATTTCATAGAGTATCTCCTTTCTGCTAGTTAGCGCTAGCATAAACTAAGAGAGTAGATAGAGGTTACCGCCTCTATCTACTCTCTATATTAATAATATCTAATTGATAAATTCTAGCTTAGATACCTACTTACTATTATTAGTACCTATATTTACTTTAGTACCAGTATCTGTAGCTTCAGTAGGTCTATCATCCTTACTAACATTATTTAGTACACCTTCTATATATTTACTATAATCTTTTAAACTAAACTTGTTATCTATAATCTTCTTTATCTCTACTATCTCATTCTCTAGTTCTTTAGTAGATTTATTTAGTTTACATACATTATCATAGTAGCCTGCTACGCATACTATACTTAATGCTAGTACCCATATAGCACCTATAAATATTGAACATTTGATCAGTGCTGAAACTGCTCTATCAAAACTAATAGTAGAGTTGATACCATCCCAGCATACTACTATACTAATCATTGTTAAAATAGATGCTATTATAAATACCATAATAGCTATCAACTTATAGACGTTCATGTTAAAGACTTGAAATTGCATCTTCTAACTCCTTATTAAAAATTTCTTTTTCTTCTTTATTTAACTCTAACTCATCTTCCATAAGCTTTACTATATTATCTTTAGTTATAGCAAAAGCTTTATTCTCTACAGTCTCTAGTATATCTATCTTCTTAATAACTTCAGTATTAGTTTTAAACTTAAATACTAAGTTAGGATATATATCTACTATAGACTTTAGATTCTTAAGTAACTCTGTATCATTTCTTAACTCTACTCTTATATTAGAACCATTAGGTAACCTAGATACTTTCTTCTTAAGGTCTTTTAATATCTCTACCTCAGATTCATTACTATAGCTGTATGTTAGAAATGGTAATGCTTTACTATTCTCTAGGAATTTAAAGCTATCATTACCATCTTTACCTAAATGGAATAATATAGCACCTTTCTTCTCTTCTTCACCATGTGCTAACCTATCAAAACTGCCTGGAGCTATTATACGTTCATATACAGACGATGTATGTATATGCCCTATAGCTATATAGTGCTTTACTATATCTAAGTAATCTGATTCCTTATGTACAAAATCCATGTCTTTAAGTATAGGCATCTGGTAGCTAAAACAACCATGCATAATAGCTATATCTACTTCTGCTAGTTTATTCTCTTTAAGTAACTTACACACTTCTAAATAAGTATCAGAAGCTTTATGCCTAAACTCATCTGGTACATATAGTATGTTTATGTCTAAATCTACCATATGCTCTATATATAGAGTATTGATATATTTATAATCAGCATCTGGAGCTAGTTTACTAGCTACATCTGTAAAACTAGCTACCTGATCATTATCATGGCTAGGAGTACCATATAGTATCCTTAGTTTAATACTATTATCTCTACACCATAATAAAGTATTAGATAACCATGTCATAATGTGTCTATACTCTATAGATCTACTAGATAGTAGTCTATCGAATATGTCACCTGCTATAAATAGTATATCTAGTTTTACTAGCTCTTTATGGTAGGTTATAAAGAATCTTTCTAAGTTAAATATAATATTATCAGTATGGTTTCTAGGATGTCCTAAGTGTATATCTGTTAATACTAAATAGTTTATATCTTTTTTCATTCTGTAGTACTTCTATTTAAATCTACATAGAGTCGTTCATACTCTTCGTTATGAACTTTATCTCTAATATCTATCTCATCTCGCATAGACTTATGCCACTTATCATAGTTCTCAGCCACCATATTAATAGCATCATATGCTTTATGTTCTAATAAGTAATGCATATAGAAAGCGCCTGCTTTAGGTTTAGGCATAACTTGTATTATCTTAGTACCTTTATAGTTATTACTATAAATATGCTCTTGTAGACCAGGTATCCACTCTACTAGTATTACTTCAGCATTAGATACTAATAAGTTAAGGTCTATAGCTTTATAATATTGTTCTTGATAACCACGTATAATATATTCGTTATCTTCTTTATCCCTTATATAGAGCTCTGGAAAGTCTCTAGGCGTGAAAGCATCTATAGTAAGATCCTCTCTATTATAAGATTCTCTTATAGTATTCTTAAGATCTTCTGTTATAAGTCCAGGATAGCATATATAGATTATCTTATTCCAACCTTTAAACCTTTTAGTAAATTTATTTACTCTCTCTACGTCTTCTTTTACCAACATACGTAAAATCCTTTTTAATTTAAATTTTAAATCAGTCTATAGAGCTATTCTATAATAAAACAGACTCTAAGTTGAACTGATGATTAAATACTAAGGAATATAACTATGATATTAAGATTATCAGATTGGAATAAGTATCCAAAAGCCATTGTGGATACTAAAACTACTAATAAAAGTTTTATACGTGTAGCTCAGATTTATAAAGCTATGGGAGTAGAGAACCATGCTTTTCTACTAGCACTACATAACCCAGATTTACAAGGTGTAGATCCGTTCGATCCTAACCTTACTATAGAACAAAGATATGCTATAGTTACTGAAGTATCTGAAAACCCATGGTACTTCTTTAGAGAGATTATAAGGATACCAACTTCTGGTACACTAGCTGGTATATCTTTTATAGCTAATAGAGCTAATATAGCTTACTTATGGTGCTGTTTTAACCACTTGACTACTATGATTATCATGCCTAGACAAACTGGTAAATCAGTTGTTGCGGATAGTTGTAATACCTATATGCTTATAGCAGGTGGTACTAACATTAAGATGGTATTATTTACTAAAGATAATGGTCTACGTGTATCGAATATAGAGAGACTTAAATCTATATTCGATCTACTACCGTGGTATATAAATACTAGAGATAAATCAGATAGTAACAATACAGAGAATATTACTATAAACTCTCTTAAGAATAGATTAGATACAGTAGTTGGACAGAATACACTAGCAGGAGCTATGAAGGTAGGTCGTGGTCTTACAGTTGCTATATTACAAGTAGATGAGTTAGCTTTTATACCACATGTAAAAGAATCTCTAGAGACAGCTCTAGCTGCTACTGGTGCTGCTAGAGAGAATGCTAAGAACTCTGGTTCGCACTATTATAATACCTATACTACTACACCAGGTTATATTAATACCGAAGAAGGTGCCTATGCTAAGTGGATCTACGATGGTTGTGCTAGGTGGACTGAAAAGTTCTTAGATATAGCTAATCAAGATGAACTTAACGATACTATACGTAAAAATACTAGACGTGGTAACTTATCAGTACTTATAGAGTATAACCATAGGCAACTAGGTAAAACTGATGAATGGTTAAAAGAGAGAATATTAGAAGCTAATGCTACTGGAGATAGAGCTGAAGCTGACTTTCTTAATAAATGGTCACAAGGTTCAGCAGCTTCTCCTATTTCTAAAGAGAATCTAATAAGGTTAAGAGATTCTCTTATGTCTAAGAAGTATGTAGATATTTCTACAGAAGGTTACGTTATGAACTGGTATGTAGAAGAGGATGAAGTACTTAATGGTCTACCAGGTAGACAAGTAGTACTAGGTATGGATAGTTCTGAAATGATAGGTAATGACTATACTGCACTATGTGGTAGAGATGTATCTACTGGAGAAGTACTTTGTACTGCTATCATAAACGAAACTAACGTACTTACGTTATCTAACTTTATAGCAAACTTACTTATAAAGTATCCTAATATGACATTCATACCAGAAGCTAAATCTACTGGAGTAGCTATAATAGATACAGTAGCACAAATATTTATTAGTAAAGGATATAATCCGTTTACTAGGATATTTAACTATATAGCAGATGAAAGAGATACTAATAAAGAGTATGCTAAGCTATGGGATAATATAAGTAGAGGATTTGGTCTATCTGATATTTATAATAAATATAGAAGAGAGTTTGGTTATAGAACAGCTGGTGTAGGCAAGAACTCTAGAGATAACCTATATGGTACCTCGTTTAATAGCTCTATTAAGTATACAGCACATCTAGTAAGGGATAACGAACTCATTACAGAACTAGAGTCTCTTGTTATAAAGAATGGTCGTATAGACCATCCGAATAACGGTAACGATGATGCTGTGGTGTCCTGGATTTTACCTTACTTTATGCTAACACAAGGTAAAAACCTAGAGTCATATGGTATAGATACATCTAAAGTACTATCATCTGTTAAGATAGCTATAAGCGATGAAAATGGTGGTCCAGTAGAAGAATATAAACGTATTAAACAACAACGTATTAAAGATGCATTAGAAGTATACTTAGACCGTATGAAGAAATGTGAAGACCCATATATAAAACAACAATTAGCTACTAAAGCTAAATCCCTATATGATACTCTAGATGAAGAGTCTATAGTAGCTTTTAACTTACAAGATCTATTAAGTAAAGTTACAGATGAAGCTAGGATTAAACGTATAGGTAATGTAAAGAAATATGCGTTCTAAAGATATATTAAATAGAGTAAGAGTACTAACTGTACTCTTACTCTATATCTTTTTTAATTATAGTATTCATATACTACTATACCAGCTACTATAATAACAAATAAAGCTATACAAGCTATAGGTATCACTTTAGATTTCTTCTTAGTCTCTTCTTTAGCTTCTACTTTATTCTCTACTGTTACTTTAGTTTCTGGTTGTACTGGTTGTGCTTTCTCAGGATCACTCACTAGCTCTTTAATTGGTTCTTCTTCTAGTTTACCAGGTACTACTGGAACTGATTGTTCTTCCTCTATACCAAAGTGTGCTAATACAGTTTCCCAACCAGGTATGTTCTTTTCAGACTTACTATGGTAAGCAACTACTCTTGGGTCTCTATAAAGCTCTTGTACGTCATCTAGTACTTCAGCTTCATTCTCTACATCATCGTTATTTACTCTATAGCATACTAAACCAGTAAAGTCTATATAGAACTCATCTTTATTAGACTTATAGTATACTTCAGTATCTACTATAGTAGAAGTAATAACTTCTCCGTATTCCTTAGACTCTACTATCTTAACTTTAAAGCTTACAACTTCTTTATCTACAGTTATAGGTTTTAATATTATGTTATATAGTAATGTCTTCTCGTTATAGTCTTTAGGGTATTGTTCTTTAACGAATATAATATTAGATAGTTTATTATCTAGCACTGGTTGCTCTAGTAATAAACTACCATCTTCGTTAAATCTTAACCCTACTAACTTAGATAGTGGTAATACTACATTCTCAGCTTTTATAGCTTCGTCTAGTTTAGCACCATCTTGTAGAATTTCATATTGTAACATAATTCTCCTTATGTTTATAATGTATTTCCTAGCTAGAAAATCAAGAATTTTTATAAATAGAGCTAACTATTACTAGATAAGTATAGAAAGGAGTAATAAGTGGAATATGAAGTAACTAAAGAGCTTAATAAACTACCTACTGATAGAGGTGCTATAGTAGGTAGAGAATGTAAGTTTGTATCTTATGTTCCTGAAGATGATCGTATAGATAGAAAAGATATGCACTATGTAAAAGAGGTAGTAACGTTTGAAGATGGTTCTTCAGTACGTAACTTAAGACCTATGCCTAACTATAAACGTTCATTTTGGGTTACTAAAGAGTTTAATAAAAATCATAAACAGAAGAAAGAGACTGAAGATATAAGTAAACTTAATCGGTATACTTGTACTCAATCAGAGCTACCTAGAGTAGCTGCTTCTAAGTTAGGTTCTAAGTATGTAGGTTGTAAGACTATGAGAGATATAGCTAATGATCCATATCTATATGGTACTGATATAAGAGCTGCAGATGAGATAATGTATAAGTATACTAAGAAGTATCCTAACTACAGTTCTCCTAATATAGTATGTGCATTAGATATTGAGACTAATACTCTTACAGATGAAATTATACTTATATCAGTCTGTATGGAAGATAGAATATTTACTACTATATTAGAATCATTTCTACCGCATCAGGTAGATGTAACTAAGATATTAGAAGATATGGCTAGAAAGAACTTTCCAGATAGAGAAGTAGCTAAAACTATCAAGTTAGAATATAAGATATGTAAAACAGAGCTTGATGTAATAAGAGATGCTATAAATAAAGTACATGAGTGGCAACCAGATTTCTTAGCTATATGGAATATTAGTTTCGATATACCTTATATAGTAGATAGACTTAAACAGTATGATGTAGATCCAGCTGAAATCTTTTCAGATCCTAGACTACCGGATAACTATAAGTATTTTAAATGGAAATCTGGTACAACACAGAAAGTAACTGCTTCTGGTAAAGTTAAACCTATGGCTCCACAGGAGCAATGGCATACTGTAGAAGTACCAGCTACATTCTTTCTTATAGATGCTATGTCAGCTTATAACTTTGTAAGATCAGGTCAAGCTCTTAACCCAGGTGGTTATTCTCTTAATGCTATCATAGAGACTAACTTAGGTAGTAAGTTTAAGAAACTACATTTTGACGATCCTAATACTAAGAACTTAACGAACTTAGAGTGGCACCAGTATATGGTAGCTAATAAACCGTTTGAATATGTTATATATAACCAGTGGGACACACTAGCTATGATAACATTAGATAATGAAATACAGGATCTTAAGATTAAGATAAGAGCACTATCTGGTATAGCAGATTATAGTATATTTAATAGTGGTCCTAAGAAGATCATTACTAATATGTTTTTCTTTAACTTAGAGCATGGTCAGGTTATGTCATGTAGACCATCTATAACTAAAGACGATGATGAAGATGACGAGTCTAGTGTACAAGCACTCAGCAACTGGATCGTAATGCTAGATATAGACCAGATCTATCCGTCTAATATAAATCATATAGAAGATTTTTATCATAATGATCATGACCAGATGATTAAAGAATATGTTTTTGATGCAGATTAACTAAAATAATTATCCATATCCTTATATTGAAATCCATTTACAATATTTCACATTTATAAGGAGGGGATAAGTGGATCCATATATTAAAATTCCTAATACTGAAAACTATTATATAGATTTAAAGTATAGGTGTATTTATAGATTTGAAGATGGTCGTTATTATCCAATGGATAATAGCCTACCTTTAGTCATTGTTATAAACAACCAAACCTTAACTAAAGACATCAACTGGTACTATTGGTATACAGTTTATGATCTAGACTTTCCAGAAGAGCTTAATATAGATTTAAATAAGCTAAACTTCAAAAAGACTAATGTAAACAAGTATGCTACAGGAGTATACGAGTATACACCTGTCTACGACGAGCCGTTAGAAGTAAAACATGATAATAAGGTATTTCGTATCTTATTACCATTTTTAGGTTATGGCATAGCAGACGATGGCGCTGTTTACTCTTTTAAAACAAATAGTTATCTACAGCAACAGCTAGGTAAAATGGCTAGCTATTATAGGGCTAATGTTACCTTTAGGCTATATAATCTTAAAAAGCGTAAGTACGTATTTTTAAATAAACAAATACCTGTACATAGATTAGTAGCTAGAGCTTGGTTGGAATATCCAGAGTCTGATCGAAGCTTATGCGTAGACCATATTAACTCCGATAAACTAGATAACAGAGTTTCTAATTTACGTTGGGTAGATTATGCTGTTAATAGTACTAAAGAACTACATGGAGCTTTAGACTATGCTTTTCTATTACGTAATGTAGATACTGGCGAAACAACGCCGCATGTTAGCTTAATGGAGTGCTCTAAGTATATTGGTAGATCTAGAATAAGACCTAAACTTACTCTATTCGATAACGGTAGAATATTTGTAGGCAAGTATGGAAGGTTTGAATTAAAAAGATATAACGACGAAAGTGATTGGTATTATAAGAAATTACTTAATGGCGTAACACCTAATATCTATATAAAATACCCAAATGGTGATATAGATTATGTAAGTAACGTAAAAGAAGTTATACGCGCTGTTAATGGCGTTAGATGGTCTTGTAACTTTAAAGATGTTAAAGAAGATGCAGCTAAGCTAGGTGTAGAGACAGATTATATAATACCTATCTTTGTAAAGGATAAAACATTTCAAGTTTATAATATAGAGACTAAAGAGCTATTAGAGTTTGACCGTATTAAACAGATTATAAGAGCTGTACCTGTCGCAGAGGCTACTGTATATAAATATCTAAAGAACGGCTGGGACAATGTGCCTTTGAACGGTTATTTATTTAGAGTAAAAGATGATACGGAGTGGCCTACTGAGATTAAAGATAAGAATACTGATTATGGTAGATGTGGTATAATATTTATAAACGCAGATACTGAAGATGTAGTTAGGTTCGAGTCTATAAAAGAAGCTTCAGAAGCCGCTGGTATATCTCCAGGGCATCTTATAAGAAAATGTGATGCTGGTGTAACTTTAACCTATAATGGAAGTATATGGAAGATAAAACGCGATTGAGTCTGCCTACTAAGTGATTAGTAGTAAAATACCTTTCTAATTGCTGGAAACTCCTAAAGGCTTAAGTACTCTTAGTAGTAACAATCTTAAGCATGCAACAATGGACAATCAGCAGCGAAGCCTATAGTTATACTATAGGAACGTTCAACGACTAGTAAGACCAGCACTAGAACGTGCTGGCCTACCTCGTAAGAGGGAAATGGAAGGATTCTACATGTGTGTAGAATAAGATATAGCCTATCCCAATTCGAAAGAATGGGTATTGCCTTCGTCAATTAGTGCGTATCCCAGTTCTTCGCTCTCATGTAACGTATCGCGAGACTGTACTATAAGAGAACTCTTAGATGTAGAAGGTTTAGACTTTGAAACAGAAGCTAAACTAGAGAACATCAACCTCCTTATAAATAAAACTAACTCTGTACAGTACATGTCTAAAATGTGTAATTTTCCTACGTTAGAGCAGCTAGATGGACTTATAAAATAAAAAAAGGTTACTATAGAGTAGTAGTACTGTTTACACAGTACTACTACTCTTATTTTGTTTATATCATTCAGATACTATCTTATAAGGAAACATAGCATCTGATAGACTACTACTAGTTCCTACGTTAGGTAACTCTATGCTATATATGTTACCTAGCTTCTTAAAGTAGCTACTTAAGTTATTATGGTTTAACATAAGTATACCAGCTACCTTTTCATACTTATTAGCTCTAATATAATCGTTGTACTCTTCTATACTTACTACACCTACTATACCATCTTTAGTATCTATATAGCATAGTTCTTTACTACTATCTAAGTTAGCTATCTTCATAAGCTTACTATTACTAGTAGTTACTTTTATTATAGTATCTTGTATATCTAAGCTATTACCTATTAGCTCATACTCACTATCTCTATTATCTACTATAGAGTTAAGTATAGGTTCTGTTATCTTAGTTATAAAATAACTATCTACTTTACCTATAAACTTATATACTATATCATCTTGTATCTTATCTATAAATATTACTTGTTCATAGTTCATATCTATATACCTCCTTATATCTAAAAATATAAATATACTATAGCTATAGAAGTAGTCTCTATATAGAGCTACTCCTATAGCATACTATTAGTTATAACTTATTAATAGTTCACAGCCTACTACCATTAGTGCTAAAGTACCTACTATAGCAAATAGTATAGCTAGTGTATCTACTGTTTTATCTAGCATCTTAACCATCTTCATTTACCTCCCTATATAGTTTATATATTTAGATTTTAGTAACTCTAGTACCTAATCCTACTAGAGCTAATAAACCACCCACTACTAACCAACCTGATAACTCTAATAGAGTTATTCTTTTCTTATTCTCTTTCATTACTATATACCTTTCTACCATATTACACTATCTTTAAACATCATAATAGTAGTTAATACACATATTACAAAAGTAACAGTTACAGTAGTTACTATATCTTTTGCTGTTAACTCATGTTCATCATAGCTATTCTCGTTCATATCTATATAATTAGCTATTATATTACGTAAATTTTTCATAACACAACTCCTTAATATAACATATTTTACATATAGGCTTATAGAGAGCATTTAGAGTCTCTCTAAGCAACGATCTATCTCTAATAGGATAGATTATACCAACCATACTTAGATCTCTCTCCTAGAGCTCTCTAAATACATTTCTAGTAAGCTTTAAATCCACTAAGGGTTAGTATATGCTGTAAGCCTTCTGATTTACTAAGATTCATAAGTATCTTATCTCTAGTAGTTCTATAGCTCCATTTCTTCTCTAGAGCTATATTATACAACTCTCTCTTATACTTAGTATCTACACCTCTAACCATATGATCATCTCCCATTATAAAGTATACTATATCGTTCATAGGTAGTATACTAAGATCTAAACTACCTAGTGCATGATATTTAGTATACCATAGATGGTTATCTTTAAGTACACCTGTATGTGACTCTAATAGAGTCATATAGTTACTCTGTAATAGATCTATAGGTAAGTGTGTAGTAATAAGACTATTATAAGTTATAGTCTTATCTAACCTATAACCTTTAGTCTTAACTACTTCTGTATAGTCTATAGCTTCTAAATAAGGTTTAAATAACTTAATAGCAGTTATAGTATTTTGTATATACTTAATGTTAATATCTTTACCTTTATTAAAGTTCTTAATAAGGTAATCATATTCTGGTACTATTAACTTAAAGTAGTTATCTTTAAGGTTAGTAGTAGCTAATAAACCTTTAAGTATATAGATCTCTTGTTTAAGTACAATAGATATAAGCTCTGCTACTAGTTTAGGTTCTGTATTAGCTATAGCAGTTCTATCTTGTAAAGAACTAATGATATTACGTATAAGAGTATAACCATTAATAAGATAATAGTTATACTTAGTAAGATCTACTCTAGGTGGTATAGGTCTTTCTGTATCATATCTATCTGTAGTAGGATCAAATAGTGATTCTAATAGTAAACCAGTACCTATAGATATACCAAATGAAGTAGTAGTTCTATCTTGTAATAGATTAGTAAACTCTTTTCTGTTCATGGTTACTCCTTTCTATCTCTTATTAAATATAGTAAAAATAGTAAATATACTAGTACTAGATTTCATTCTAGTACTAGTATACTGTTACTTTATGAAGTAATTTAGTATTATTATTTTATTTATGGACAAATGACTGATAATAATAATAATAATAATGGGACGCTTCGCGTCCCTAACTTTCTTTTATCTAGGTAATCTATTTCATATAGGTATAGCCCCAAGATCCGCTTCGCGTCTCTTCTCCTCTAGTTGGTCTTCTTCGGTCGGTATACGTCCATATCCTCACCTCGTGCCTCGTTTCGTCTATAGTCCGTATCCCCTCCCTCACTCCTACTCCTACCCCCTAGAATCTCGTCTAGGTCATAGCAGTGTGTAGTGTGTAGAATATACCTATATGAAATGAGTTACTAGCACCTATTAAGTAAGCAGACAACTAAAGTTACAATAGTAGTAAAGATATACAGAACTACTAATGTAAGTTCACTATATATACAATAGAAATAAAATAGTTATATATCTATATACTATCATAGAGTGTAACGATATATGTATAGTATATAGATATAACATTAAATAGATTAGATACGTAGTATCTATCTACCTATTAGAAAGATTAGATACGAAGTATCTATATACCGATTAGATAGGTTAGATACCGATAGGTATCTATCTACCGATTAGATAAAAATAACATTATAGAAAACTATATAGCTACTATACATACCATAAGGTATGTATAGTAGCTTAATGTATAGTAGCGTAATGTTATCTAGTAAAACTATAAGAACTATTTAGCTCTCTTAACAAAGTAGTTATATCATTTCTTACTATAGTTAATCTATTAGGATTAGCTATAAGAGCTTTTATATCAGCTTCTCTATAGTACTTAGTACTACTTACAGTAGCATCATCTAGAAAAGTATCTTCATCTAGAATAGTAGCTTCATCTAGAGGTGGTATAGATATAGTACAAGTTATAGTCTTAATATCTGGATTATACTCTACAGTAAGTTCTATACTATTATGTAATATACTAGTATCAGATTCTTTATAGTAACCATTAAGTATAAAGTAACTAGTACTAGGTTTATCTAATATATAACTAACTAGAGCAGATGCTATAGGATCTACATAGTTTAAATCTACAGTAGCATAACTAAGATCTTCTGTAGTCTTATAGCTTATATCAGATAGATACTCTCCTAGAGTAAATATACTTTCAGTATCTATATACTTATCTTTTATAGAATTAAAGTAAGGTATATCAGATAGTATATCTATAGTATCAAACTCTAAGCCTAAATCTTCTCTACGTTTATATAGATAAGATTGATCATATGGTAGTATATAACCACCATCTTCATCTCCATGATACTCTGCTAGATCTAATGGATTATTAGTTAATGTAGAGATACCTACAGATGTTGGTGTAGTACCAACTGTTAACATATGTATAAGCATATTATAGACCTTTTAGGTTACTATCTTCAGTATCTTTAGTATATTCATCTAGAGTAGCTTCTGCTTGAGCTCTAGATGCTTCATCAGCAGCTAGTAGTTCATCCCATGCAGCTGATACACGATCTGATGCATCATTAACCATATCTTCTACTGCTGTTATAGTTTTACCTATACCATCTTTACCTACTTTATATCCTATTGCAAATATAGCAGCTGCAGCAACTGTTTTGAATATGAAATTAAACATAATATTCTCCTTATATGTATATGTACTCTATATGGCGGTATAGAGTAACTAAATAACTTTAAATACTAACTTATACTAATAATGTAAATAGATTAAGTTGTTTATTAAAGTAAACTGTAACTGTACCATTATCTCTATTAGGATTCTTATTATAGAGCTTAAATATAGATAGTCCTGTAGTATTAACTATATTAGATAGTTTAGTAAACTCAAAGCTACCTATATGGATTTGAAATAAACCTGGTGTCCTAAAGTTAACTGTCCATGCTCCTTGATAGAATACTATAGGAGTAACATAAGATAACTCGAAAGAGATACCAGTAGTCTCATAGCGCTTAATAAATATAGAGCTATTAGATACTAGAGCATTAGCTATAGAAGTAGCTAAGTTATTAAGTTCTTGTTCTACTAGACTATATGTACCATGCTGGTTAAGTACTTTAACAGCATCGTGGTAATCTTCGTCTATAGCATCTATATTTAGATCTGTATTACCTACATAGCGTACTATAGTAGTAAATAATGTAGTAAGTTTAAGATAGATAGCTTCTATAAACTTAGACTGTGTTCTATTAGTAGTAGAGTGCAATACATTAAGAACCTCTAATAGTTCTCCCATAGTGGTAACAGTACTTAGTTTAGATTTAACAGCATCTAGTACTAGATTAAAATCAGTTAGCTCTTGTTCTATCATATCAGCTGTATAGTTAAGTCCATCATAGCAGACATAACCTGTTACTGTATCTAATAGAGAGTAAGCTTGGTATTGATCTAGAGTTAATCTATTTAAGTAATAGAAAGACTCAACTTCATTGTGTCTTAAGAGTGAAGAGCTAGTGTAGTCACTAGCTTTAAAATCTCTAATAGTCATATTTTATATCTCCTTACGTTAAATGTTAATATCAACTGGTTTAGATACTACCTTATAGTGGAAAGTATCAACTGTACTACGCATAATGATTATAGTTACCATAGTATCTGTATTGAATATAGTTAATCTAGTATAATTACCTTTCTCTGGTAATAGAGTATCTAGACTATTAAATAGAGAAGAGTAACTATAACGATGTAGTTTACCTATAGCGTTAGATAGATAGAACTCAGTATCCATAACTTCTGGAGAATATAATAAGATACCATCTGTCTTATATTCATAACCATAAGCAGTAACACCTAGTTTATCATTATTAACTACTTTAGTATTATTAGCAACCTCAGCAGCTCTATTATAGAGCTCTTTAAGGGCATTATCTATAAGTACTCTATCTGCTATAACATCTATACATTTGTCTACAGCTGCTAATATATCTTTATAGTCTAGTAGTATAGTATCTATATCACCTTGAGCTGTCTTAGGGTTAAGAGATAGATATAGCCTAGCTAGATCTGTTAAGTTACTATAGATATGTTGTAGATCTACTTTACTATCTACTTTAGCAGTAGGTACTGTATAAAGATTCTTAACAGTATAAGATACTCTAGTTAGTACATTACGTTGTATAGTATCAGATTCATTCGTACTAGTTAATATAGAGCGTACTATATTAGGTAATACTGTATTATACTCTCTAACAGCATCAGTAGCTGGTAAGATAGGATATGTATCTTCTTCTCTACCTGTAGGATTACTTACTTCAGAGTTATAAGTAACACCTTTAGCTGCTAAATAAGGTATAACCTTCTTAACTTGTCTTACTGGTTCTGGTTGTACCTGTACAGTTTGTATATTCTGTACTTGTTGTACTGGTACTGGATTAGTATTAGCTTGTATAGTATTAGAGTTACTATACTTAGATACTCCAGCATCAGCATTCATAGCAGTAGTATTATAGTTATAGTTATTATTACCATAAGCTACCATAGACTGCTGTACCATAGGTCCTGGTACTACCATAGTAGGTTGTACAGCACCATATACATTATTACCCATATTTGTATACATCATATTGTTATTTCCTCCTAATATTTCTTTTATCATATTGTCAGCTTGTTGTATAGCACCATCTAGATAGATATTTACATTATTACTATATGCAATACCTAATGCTGTATTATACTTACTAGATGCTAATGTGTTAAGTATACTAGCTGCAGAAGCTCTAATACCATTTTTCATAAACAGATCTATATAGTTATATATAACTAAGTTTACTATTAGCTTAATAGATAGATCTGCTAAGGCAGGAGATCTATCTCCCTGCCTTAGCATGTTATTTAAATTGTATTCTATATTATTCGTACTAGCTATGATACTACTCAGCTTCTGATTCAGCAGCATCATCTGTTGTTGATTCAACATCATCGTCCTCTCTTTCTTCATTATTTAAATCTTCTAGCATATCATCATTAAGAGCTTTAAGTTCTTCTGGTACATTATCAGCATCTGTTACACCACGTAGTGCATGATCTAGCTTCTCTATAGAAGCTTTAAGATGATCTGGTATAATAATATGTCCAGTAGCTTCATCCCACTGGCCCCAAGGATTAGCTCGTAGGCTTGGTGATGGTGCTGCTTTGATTAGGTATAGTAAACTACCAAAGCAGAACATAGGAGCTGTTAGTGTTCTAATATTATCTGGGAATGGAGATTTACCACCTCTATATACACCTTCACCTCTATTTTGATTCTCTAGCTGTGAAGTAGCTTTATAATAGAAGCTATCATTACTTATATCGGCTTGTGCTAACGCTAAGTTAGGAGTTACTGATTTAGTAAGACTATAGATTATCTTCTCGGATATATTTATATTAAGAACCTTCTTAACTTCTTCTCTAGATGGTGTACCATTACTAGATTTCTCATTACGCTGGTTAAGTTGTTTAACAGCCTTATTAAAACCTATAATGATAGCATAACATATATAGTAGTTAAGATCTAAGTGTATATGGTTAAGGTTTCTATTATACTCTTTAGCATTATTAACACTAGTATAGTAGATCCTTATAATATGCACTAACATGTCCCAGAAGTTATGTATATCTAAACCTATATTAACTAACTTCTCTTCTATTATCTCATCTACGTAGCTATTTACAGCTGTAATATGCTCTCTAACATCAGATCTTATCTTATCTACTGTTATACCAGTTTGATACATAGTACGACCTAATATGTCTCCCCATACTTTCTTCTCAGCTTCTTTAGCTTTCTTATAGAGAAACGCTAAGTTATTATACTCTTGATCAGATTTAGATTTAGGTTTACCATAAGCTATTAGATTCTTCCAAGCTCTCTCTTCAGCTTCTATAGCTTTAGCCATATCTTGTTCTATATAGCCATTTATAAGATCAAAGCTAGTTATAATACCACCTATAATATTACTTATAAGGCTATCACGATCTATCTCTTTCCTAATAAGAACTTTCATACAGTGCTGTCTATATGCTACACCTTTATCATAGAGTCTAGGTTTTTCACCTACAGTACTAAATATATTGTACTCTGGATATTTATCAGGTGTATATTCGTTATTAGGATCATATCTTACAAATAGATCATCTGGTGTAATATCTGTATACTTACTAAGAGTCTTTCTAAGTCCATATCTACATAGTAAATATAAACCTAATGGAGTCTTAGCATCTTTACGCATCTTATCTTTAGCACCAGCGTTAAATATAGCTGCATATAGTATCCTAAGTAGTTCAGGTTCACTAGCACCGTTTAGTATAACTCTACGCTGTTCTGAAGTAACATTGATCTTATCTCTATGTAGTCTTACGAATATCTTATCTGGTTTAACAGATATAACTAAGTCAGTTACTACTGGCATTACTACATACTTAGTACCACTTATAGTAAATATATTACCAGCTTCTGCATATGGTAAGTATATATACTTAGATAGTTTCATTCCGTTATATTCAAATTGAAACTCTACTAACCTTACATTATTCTTAGCTATATCTGCAGATCTATTACCTGCTTTAGGTAAAGTATCTTCCATAAGCTCTTCTTCTGGAGTACATATCTTATAACCAACATATTTAAAGTCTATACTAGGATCTACTTTAGCCATACTGATTCTAATCATTCTGTCTAGGTACTTAGGTATTGCTTTAAATACATCTTTAACTATACCACGGACGAACCTATGGTTCATCTGTGGCGTATGTTCATCAAGTGCTTTTGCAAGTAAACTATCCATTTTATTCCTTTTACGTTAATTTAACTTTCTATTTAATATAGGATTTTTTAAATTTTAAAATCCTTTAGCAAGATTCCATAGTGAAACTAAACTAGATAGTCCAGATGCTAGTGATTTAAGCAAATCAGCACCTAGAGAGTTACTCTCTCTAAGTGCTTTAGCTTTATCATTAACATGTTTAATCTTCTCTAGCTCTATACTATAAACTTGCTTAATAGAACTAGCTATACAATCCTGTATAGCCTTCTGTTGGTCTAGTGTTAACTTAAGACAATCTATATAGCTCTTCTTAAGATCATTCTTAGATTTTTCATACTCAGTATCTGCTCTATGATAATCTGTATCGAATTTCTTAATAGCTATAGTCTTATCATCTAGACCATTACTTATAGCTTCTATAGGTTTACTATAGATACCTAACTCTTCTAGTTTACTATCTGTTAATGGATATACCTTCTCTTCGAAACTATTATCAGTACTACCTTTAATAGCTACTACTATAGCAGACCTACCAGTTTTACTCTTACAAACTGGTATAGGATGTACATTACCAAATACTTTAGTATAATAAGTTCTACCTAGGTATTCAGACTCTGTAGTCTCTATTAAGATACTGAAGCCAGTACTACTACTAGCTCCAGTATCAAGGTCTATTCTATTTCTATTAACAACATTATAAGGATGGCTAGCATTAACACTAGGCATCTTATCGTTTAGTACTATAAAAGTATCAGTCTCTTGGTCATAGTAGCTATTTTTCTCTTCTAGCTTACTAAGTGGTATAAACACTATATCTTCAGCTTGTATACCATTAGCTCTTAGTAACTGAGTAGCAGTTCTAGCTCTATTCTCTTCTAAGTTATATCTATAGCCATTGCAGAAGTGTTTCTCGTAGTTATCTCTAGTCCATGTAGATACTATCAGATTAGGATCTAAACAACTAGCTAATAGATAGTTACTATATTCATAGTTTTTACCAGTTATAAACTTACTTATGATACCTTGGTTACCTAAACTTAGATCTAAGCTACCTTCTGATAACTTAAAGCTACTAAGTCTTAACTCTTCTTCAGTAGGGTTCTTCTTAATAACAAAGTTACTTACATTACCAGTATAAGACATGAGTAGATTGTTATAATCTTCTCTAGTTAGTATCTTATCTCCAGTAGTAATATTAAGTAGCATATCATCCTTCTTACTATGGCTATATACTAACTCTTTCCAAAGTTTAATATTAGCCTTATCAGGACTATATTGTAGTTTCTTATTAAGTATACTACTATCTATACCAGAGTTAAATAGGTTACAAGTACCAAAGTTCATACCTAACTTATATTTCTCTATGAATCTAATATAAGCATCTGCATAACTATCAATATTAGTATCATAACCAGATAGATAACTATGTACATTAGGTATAACACCATTATTGTTTATTAATGGTTTATAGCACTCCATAGGAGTATTACCATTAGCTATAGCAACAGCTTCGTTAAATAGCTTCTCAAGATCTTCCATAGGCTTACCATCATTATCTAAACCAGTATTAGTAAGATTAGGTCTACCGAATACATTTCTAGTAACTATGAATATACCTTTCTCATCTACAGAACCATTAAATAAAGTTTTAATAGCATCTGTAAATTCATACTTAGGATATACCATAGATGGTCTATTTCTTCTATCTAATGTATGGAATACGTGCTCTTCTGGATTTACATTGGTAAATACATATTTAATAGTATTCCACTTATTAGAATCAGTATCACCTTTAAGATCATTATTAACTATCTTAATATCGAAGAAACTAGCTACATCAGATTCATAACCTGTAGTTATCTTAGCTAGTTTACCATCTTTATTAATTATCTTCATAGACTCTAGTTCACTATCGCACTTAGTACCAGTAGCTATAAGTTCATTAACTTTAGCATAGTCACCAGTTACATTAGCTTCAGCTTTAGCTCTAACTAAATCTTTATCTACTTTAGCTTTAAGTTCTAGTACAGTCTTATAGACAGTATAATCTTCTTCTGTAAGATCATCTACTACTATAGATTTAAATCCAGAACTAGCAAAGATCTTATTAGCTATACCTCTATAAGTATCAGTACTTACACTATCAAAACCAGTATTAAGAGTAGCTCTTAATACACCTTCACTATCTCTTAGTCTACTAGATACTAACTTAACAGCTACTGCTAATGAAGCTAGTACCATAGTACCTAATATGTCACCAGTATAAGAACCTTTTATAGTATTTTCGTAGACTACTTTCTCTACATCTACTTTCTCTACTACTGGTTCTTCTTTAACAGTTTTAACCTCTTCTACTACTGGTAGTGGGTTATTAACTATTCTATTCTCAGGAGCTACATATATAACTCCATTATAACCAGATTCATTAGCTAATCTTCTTACTAATGGATCTTTACTTAATCTAGGATCGTAGATCTTATTCTCTTCTCCTAAAGTAACACCTTCTACTTTAGGTTTACGTAATGGAGTACCGTTGTCTGTAACTACGGTACCATCCCAATACATCTTAGTATTAAGATCTCTTTCAACATCTTTTATCCCATACTCCTGTATAGGAGTTTCTACTACATCTGGAAATGGTTCTTGACCTATAGTTACCATTTTAGACTCCTTATATTTTAATAATAAATAAGCTAGTAGAATAGATAAAGAATTTAGCTATTATTCTCTATATTACACTAGCTCTAATAGAAAATATTATACATACTTTCTATATAAATAATATCTAACTGATAATGCATCACTCTGATAGCTTAACAAGCTATCAGAGTGACTTATGTCTATTTTAACCGACTAGTCTAATTAACTGGTGGTTAAAAGATTCTAAATAAGGTATAACATAAGCATGGTGCTTATGTTATACTATTTATAGTGCTATTTACTTTCTACATAAAATAAGTTAACTTGATTATTCAGTTTTTCTAAATAATCAATATTAGCTAATCTATAGCTGGTTATTCTGCTTTTATCTGTAAACTGGTCTAAAGCCCAGTTATCAGCGTTCATAGACGTTAATCTTTGTACCAACGGGTCAATAGGTCCAAAGATTATGAATAACCTTTTAGTAAGGTTAGCTAATAACATGTTAAACCGGTACTCTAATGTACCTGTTTGGAACATGTTACTAAATCTATCTTGTAGCATGTTACCTCCTTTCATAAACGGAGTAGTACAGATACTATATGGTATCTGTACTACTCTCTATATTAATAATATCTAATTATATATAGTTCATTCTGATATAAATATAGACTACTAGTAGGATGTTACTCCTACTAGTAGTCTTATAGTGTTATTAGGTTATAGCTTATAGCTAGCTATTAGAAGCTAGTTACAACCTTGTAACCACGAATGCACTTTTTAAGAGTCTCTGTAATACCCTCAATATCGAACTCAGCTACGATTGGTAGTGATGGGATGTAAGAGAATCTTGGCTCAATATGTAGCTCTTTAACAGTGCTGTTAGCTCTTGTAGTTTGAACTTCACGGTTGAATGGTGGTGTATATAGACCGAAACCGAAGTTTAGAATATCAGGAGCTGTATTTCTATCTGGGTTGCTAGGGTTAATAAAGCTAACGATAATTTTCTTATCCATTAATGGGTTGCAAGTTGTTACAATAACAGCATCAGTATCGTGTGTTAGTGTAAATGTGTTGCTGCTTACGCTAGCATTTACAGATGGTTGTAGTTGTTGACCTAGGTATCTAGCTACATAAGGGTTAGTACCGATTACAACTGTTTTTCTTACACCTGGAGCTAGTTTCTCAAATACGTTAGTATAGTTAGACTCAAGACCCATTACAGTTACTACGTCTGCAATCTTATTAAGAATGCTAGCAGCAATATCTTGGATTCTCTCGTAGCTTCTTAGGCTATCTGTGTTCTCATTAACTTTTAGTGTCTCTTTATGGAAGAATGGAACATAAGCAACATCTGCATGTGTTCTAGTTAAAGCTGACTCAAGAGCTTTAGCTTCTTTAAGATCACTAAGGTAGCTTGTAAATCCAACAAGTGTATTTACAGCGTTAACACTCATAAGTGCGCTTACAGCTAGAGATTGTTTTTCAACTGTCTCTGCGATAGCATCGTTATCTTCACCAGTCATGTTGAAGATTGGTTTAAGTACGTTAAAGCCACTTCTGAACTCGCAGATGTGTCTATATCTTCTGCTTACAGAGCTCAATAGGATGCTTCTCTTTCTGAAGTTGCTATTTGTAACAGCTACATCAAGATCATAACCAACTACTGACATTTTAGCAACTGCTTCTGCGATTTGTTGGCCAATACCAGTTTTAAGATCAGTTACGATAGTACCATCGTCAACTTTCTTAATCTCTAGAATATCTAGTTTAGTAGCGTTAAGTTTGATAGTACCTTTATCAGTTCTTACAGAACCAGTAACAGCAAGCTCAACTTTAACAGCATACTCATCACCGCCAGCTAGTGTAGCACCGAATAGAGCATTGTCAGCGTTCTCTTTATCTTGGAAGTCTTTGCTAGACTTAGTATTAAGAACGAATTCACCGCTGAAGTTAGCAGTAAGCTCTTTGTTCATACCTTCTGCTGGTAGTTGGAAGTGTACTCTTGGTCTATGTGATAGGTCAAGTTTAACTTGTAGATCTTTTTGAGCAGCATTTTGGAAACCTACGTATAGGTTAGTAAGGCTCATACCACGATCTAGTGCGTCTGTAAAGTCTGTTACACTACCTTTAGCAAGATCAGCTTTAGTATTAGTTACACCGAAAATATCGATGTTAGCACCCATTCTATATGGAGCTGAGTTGAAAGTTTCGCCGTTTACAGTAACGCCAAATTTAGCATCTTGGACAAGGAACTCTTTATCAGGGTCATTGTCGATAAATGGTTTAATTTTCAATCTGTTATCGTTAAGTAGTTCATTATCGAAAAGGTGTTTCAAGATTGGTTTTTCGCCAAAGTCTACGTCAATACCTCTTGGAGTAATGTGTCTATACTCTTTTACAAAGTTATCAATGTTGATTTTAACTTCGTAGAAAGCATCAGCTGGGTTCATAACGATTAGTGGGAAGAATGCTTCTGCAAACTCATCTTGCTTACTAGTAGCAACTGCTAGAGCAATTGTAGTATAGTAAACTGATTGTAGTTGTTGTCCATCGAATGCCTCTAAGTTGACACTTAGATCTTTAAGTGTTGAATTAAAATCAAGAGCTGTATCTACAGACTCGAAGTTAAGACCAGCATCTTCTGGTTTAACAGAACCGAATGATCCATTAAGAGCTTTAGTATAAGCAGATGGGTTAATAGTCATAACAGCAGCTTGAACAGCAGCAGCTTTTTGAACTGGAGTTAGCTCAACACCTCTGTTACCACCTAGTGACTCTAGGTTAATACCGTCTAGTGTAGTCTCGATAGTCTCTTTAAGACTTCTAAAGCTATCTTCAGCAACACGTCTATCTTGGCTAGATAGAGACTCTGAGTTGAAGCTAAAGTCAGCTACTGAGTTACGATCTAGAGATTTATATACTTTTTCAGATGCCATCATAGCATCGAAAATACCTTTAATTTGAGTTTTATTCATACTCATATGGGTTCCTTTTATGGTTATTTTTTATTATATCCTCGTATGTATTATATTCCTTGTTATGCTACAACAATCCTCGTTACTAGTATTACTTTATATCCTAGCTATAGATATAAGTATCTAGTTTTTGCAAATAAACATTAAATAACACACTACTATGTAGTTTGCTAGTACCGAAATGATTCTGATATTCTCTAACTATATCAGAAGTCAACATTTTAGCAAATACAGATTGGTTACTTAAAAGTAAGTTACCGAACCCACTATGCATAACAATAAATAGTATATTGTTAGTGCAGCGTACGTTATAGGGTTTTTCGATATTACTCATTGCAATATCCTGTATATAGCTGTCGCTAACTTCTTTATCTATAGTCAAAGACTTTAGAACTGCTTCAGACTCTCTAGCTAACCTAGATAGTTTTACGTTATCCATATCTACATCAGTGTTAACAGGCAATCCTAAATATGTCTTAATATAAGCATCAGTAGTCAATAGCTTAATAATATCAGACTCTGGTATACCTATATCCTTTAATCCATAAATAATCTTTCTGTTATTAACATCTGTTATAGTCACATTAGGTTGTTTACTTAATAGAACCTCACCATCTGGTTTACTATTATTAAGATCATTTCTAAAATAGAACTCTATATTAGAAAGTATCTTATCAGATACTGGGTTACCTACTACGTAATCTGGTACAAATAGAGTAGTTAAACCTCTATCGTTAAAATTCTCTTTACCAGTTATAAATTCCATAGTAAAATCTCCTTATACGATTTTAGTATTACATTCTATAGTATAACCTATAGAATATAAACTCCTATAGATAGATACTAAAAAATCAGAAATCTTGAATAGTACTATATCTGTGTATCTTTTTTAAAAGTTACACTATACTTAGATGTATCAAATTGTAAAATATTGTAAATAATGAAAAGAACAAGGAAAGTGTTATGAATAGAATAGATATTCTTATAACGTGTGTTATATTATTGTTTAGAGAACGAGAGATAACTAAAGATGGAACTTATGATAGTAGAAACTTAGTAAAGTCTATACTTAATGTTACTAAACCTAAACGTAGAGATATGTTAGAAGGAGATCTTAGTAATCCAGATACATTACTTATAGATCTATTAAACAGAATGATAGCTAATCCAGAAGCCTATGATGATAAAGGTAATCTATTAGCAGAACTTAAAGTTATCTTTAAGACTAATCAACTCTACTATGATACAGCTGCAGACCAACTTAAGACAGAGATGACAGATGGCGGTATGAAACGTTCTGTTAACTCTATGGTTAATAAAGTTATGCAGTATTATAAATCTGCTATGGTTATACAGAAACTAAATACATTAACTTATAACCTTAATACTGGTAATATAAAGAAAACAGTTAGTGATGATGTAATGGATATACTACCAGAGCTAGAGTCACTATGCCAGAAAACAACTACTAAAGACCCAGGTGTACTTAATACATTACAACTTTCTTCTAAAGATGATATGGATAATATAGTTAATAATCTTAAAGCTACTAAAGAAGAAGGTGGTATACTTAAGACTGGTTGGGTACAACTTAATAGAATGCTACAAGGTAAATTTGCCGCCTAATATAGTAATATATTGGGGTATAAGATGCGAGAATTGCTGGGAGTTCCTAAAGCCTCTATGCCTAACTATGATATAGTTAGGAGCGTAAGCAGAAATAAGTTAGAGGATGCTAAATAGAGATGAGATAAAAGGGTAACTATATACCTTCTCTATGGCTTAGTAATGGATAATCAGCAGCGTGTTTTTTAATAAAAAAGTTTCTTATTTAATAACAAATATTAACATAAGGAACAGTAATGCCTAAGAAAGAAATATGGAAGAAGTGCTTCCAAAATGACAAATACAGTGTTTCGAATACCGGAAAGGTTCGTTACGACGTTACTGGCAAAATTAAGAAAAGCCAACTAGATAAAGATGGATATGAACGAGTTAATTTATACGATAAATCTAAGTGTAAAACAATAAGTGTTCATAGGTTGGTTTTAACTAATTTTACAAAAAATAACATTAATTTACAAGTTAACCATAAAGATTTTAATAAAAGAAATAATAATTTAGAAAATCTTGAATGGGTAACAGTAAAAGAAAACATACAATATAATCATAAACATGGAAAAGCCGCTAATGTTAATGGAATTAGAAATCCTAAGTCTAAATTAACGACGCAACAAGTTTGCGAAATAGCGGAAGGCTGGCAATGTAAATCCAATGTCGTGCTGGCTAAAGAATATAATGTAGATATTAATGTTATTGAAAATATACGTAACGGAACAACATATAAAGAACTAACAGGTGTTTGTAGAGATAGATATTATAAGGGCATATATAAAGATTAATCAACACGTTCAACGACTAGTAAATCCTATATTAGAACATATAGGTATACCGCCAAGTGGTACCGCAATGGTTTAAAGGGAAGTTTGCATCAGTCCTATATTAGATAGGATTAAGATATAGTCTGGGCCTATATGAAAGTATAGGCTGCTATAGCAGTATATAGTCTAACGAGCTATATAGAACATTTCTGGGATTTCGTAAAGGACAAATGGGCACTGTAAACTCTTTACAGCATAATTATAAATCTGGTTTTCTAAAATCTATCTTTATGCAGGTAGCTAGATTTAATAGACCACAAATGAAAGATCCTAAAAAGAAACCAGCTTTAATATATCTTAGTTTCGAAGATGAAACAGTAGATACATTAGAGTATATGTATACATATCTATATTATAACGAGAATAGAAAGCTACCTGAAAATACAGAAGATGATATTAAAAATCTTACTACAGAACAGATACAAGATTATGTTATTAAAAGATTAGGTCAGAATGGATTTGAAAGTATTATAGTAAGAGCAGATCCTTCTATGTGGACCTACCAGAGTATCTTTAATATGGTTAATCAATATGAAGCTAATGGCTATGAAGTACAGTTATTAATTTTAGATTACTTAGCTATATTACCTACTACAGGTTGTGATAATAGTGGCCCTACTGGTACAGCATTAAGAGATATGTTTAGAAGAATGCGTAACTTTTGTAGTTCTAAAGGTATAGCATGCATAAGCGCTCATCAGCTCTCTTCGGAATCTAAAGCCTTAGTAAGAAATGGTATACAAGATTCTATGTTTGTAAAAGAGGTAGCTGGTAAAGGTTATACAGAAGGTTCTAAACAGATAGACCAAGTAATAGATTTTGAAATCTATATCTATAAAGCTAAGATAAATAAGCAATGGCATCTTACTGTATGTAGAGGCAAGCATAGAGGAGTGGGAATAATCGATGATAATTTGTTATACTTTACCTTGCCATTCCCATACAGAGCTCCTATATTAGAAAACATTAACGATGATCATATAGAAGCTAATGCCGAGGATGATACAGGTGATGATCTATTTGAATAACAAATATATCACATTCTTTAAAGAAAGGACTTAACGATTATGACACTAGGTCAACATCAAGAAGCCTTTATGCGAGATGTAAGTAAGCTACTTATCTACTTACATCAAAATGGTTATGAAGTACGTGGTGGAGAACTATTAAGGACTCCTGAACAACAAGAAATCTACATGAGAACTGGTAAGTCTAAAACTAATAAGTCTAACCACTTAGTTAAATGTGCTATAGACCTATTTATATTTAAAGATGGTCAATGGCTACAAGATAAAGCATCTCTAGAGCCAATTGGTAGATATTGGTGTAGTCTCTGTGAGATTAACCAATGGGGAGGATTCTACCAGTCTTTTATCGATACTCCACACTTCGAAAGAAGAGTACAGCAACCATAAGTATACTAGTAGGCATATGCCTACTAGTATACATACTTTTTATTTCTTATAGTTATATATCTTATGATAGTAAGGTATAGCAAGTCCTGGATAAGATAGAAGCCATTTACCTTAAAGTTATTATCTTAATAAAAAGTTGATTTTACATTGTGTTATTTATAAAGATAGTGTTCTTTGCCTTTTGACTAAATTTTATATAAATAATACGTCTCTTTATTAATTTGTTTAGTGTACATACCTTACTATCACCTTTTCATTATTTTAACTTAGATGCTGTAGAGCATACCTACTAGAGTAGGTATGCTCTACAGTTCTATATGCGGTTAGTAAGGTGATTCGATCACTGACAAATCGGCTATATTAGCTTATAGCCCTTTATGTATTTATAATTATTCAAGGAGCTTGAATGTTAGCAAATATTATTTCGCATAACAGAGAACATGATAGTACAACCACCTTGAAGTTTGGAGATAATACATTAGCAGAAAATGTACAGTTAGATCTTGTTGATATAGAAGACGCTACTTTACTATCTGATGTTTCGGTATATGATTATATATCTAAGATAAAAACTCCATTCTTAATGGGCTATCCATCTATACTCACTCCCAAAGATGGAGATGTGGTAACTAATACTACAGTATTTGAATTAACACCTTATTTACCTAATGAGAATTTTAAAGGTTTAGTTAATATGGTAGAGTGGCAATTTTCAGGTACACCTGATTTTGCTAACATAGCTTATAAAGTAAGACTTAAAGAAGCTGATGTACCAAATGGAGAGTTTAATAAATTCAATCCTATGGGTGTTAATGTACCATCTGGTACTTACTATGTAAGAGCTAGATATATTTCATACCCACACTCTAGTCCGTTTACACAACCTATTAGAGTAACTATGCCTAGTTTTAAAGTAGAGATACCTACACTTAGCATAAACCAAAATGAGCTTAGTCCTACTATTACAGCTAGTCCTTATAGAATGGCTCCAGGTGTAGCTGGTGCTGAAGCACAAGATCCATTAGCTCTAGTAAAATGGACTGTAACTGAACTAGATCAAGCTTATGATCCAGCATCTGAAAAGATCAACGGTATACTAGGTACTGATTTTAGACCTACATACTCTGTAAGTAAGCTACCTAATGATGATACAAAGTATATGCTAGGTTTTCCTTTTAAGGATGCTACTACTAACTTTGATGTTAAACTTAAACCTAATACAAGCTACCTAGTAACTTGTAGCTATACTGGTGCTAGATATAAAACTACATATGGTAGGTTAGTGTTTACTACTGGTAACTTTAAACTAAAAGCTCCAGTATTTAAATTAGTTACTAATCCTGATAATACTGTATCTGTAGCTATAGATCCAATATCAAGCTTTGAAGGTTCTGATACTCTTAAGAACTTTAATATAGTAGTAGTAGATCAATCTGCTATACCACAACATGTAGTACATGCTGTAGATACTCCTATGTATACTTATAAGATACCGGATGGTATATTACAACCTTCTACAAGGTATAGTGTTACAGTAACTGCTATAGGTAATAAGTTTGGAGCATCTGATAGTTCTGTATTAGGTATGACTACACCTTATATAGGTATAGAGCCACCTAGTATTAATATCACTTCTAAAGGTATGCAACCTACTATTAAGTTAAGTCCATTTAGAACTATAAAAGCTACCGATACTATGCGTGGTACACAGTGGATACTATATAACCATGCTAATACTGGTAGAGATAATTTAATTAAAGAGTGGATAAAAGAAGATACTGATACATTCCTTACTATAGATCGTAAGTATATAGAAGTTAATACTAACTATAAGATAAAAGTAAGGTACTTAGGTACTAAACTTAACTCACCATGGGCAGAAGAGGTATTTAAAACAGTTAATGTAACTGTTAAGAAACCTATAGTAACTGCAGAAGTACATGGACTTATTATATCTGCTAAACCATCTGAGTATATAGTACTAGGAGATGAAGATCAAGCAGAGTCTGTCATATGGAATGTAATAGAAGTAAATAGAGAACCATCTTCAGATCCAGCTATAGCACCAGTAGAACATGAAGTAACTACATTAGTACAAGATAAGATACAACCATGGGCTAGTAAAGAACTTAAGATCTCTAGACTAGATGGTGTAAAGAGAGATACATTATATAAGATAACAGTTAAGATACTAGGTAGAAACTATACATCTTTAACATCAGATCCAGTCTATATACAGACTCCTAATGTCTATGTAGAAAATCCTACATTGACTATATCTGGTTATCAAGATCAAGTACCTAGGTTTCCTACTATAACTGGTACACCATTTAGAACTAATACAGATACTGATAAACACGTTAAAACTATGTGGAGAGTAGTAACTGTTAATACAGGAGATGAGATACTTAATGTAGAGACTGAAAAACCTGAAGAGCTTACTAGTTATAATATATTAGATCCTATACTTATGCCTAATACTGACTATCTATTAGAATGTATTTACTACGGAGAAGCATTTGGACCATCTGAAAAAGTATCTATAACATTTAGAACTAGACCTAAGTTTATAGAGATACCAGATGATGGACTTATGACAGTACTAGTAGGAGATGATTCTAATAATGATACTACTAAGTACTATGGTAAGTTTAACTATAATCAGCTTAATGATACTAGAAACTACTTAGGTATATGGAATGGTGTAACAGAGTATAACTTTGATAGTCAAGTACTACATAATAATGTTCTATATAGAGCATTAGATACATCATCTTATGCAGCACAAGGTAATAATGTACATCTTAATAAGAATAGAGTACCTGGTGTTGAATCTAGCTCTGGTATAACCTATTGGGAAGAAGATGATAGAAACGATCTATGTACTTATAGATGGCTATTAAGAAATATAGGATTCCAACCTACTATAGTAGATAATAATAAAACTGGTTATACTACTGGTAATATAGCCAAAGGTAACTGGATAGCTACTGAATCTACTTTAAGTAAGTACATGATAGGCGGTAAGATACTTTATATATACGATACTCCAGAGTTAAGTAATGTAAGCTATAATGATCTAGCAGTAGCTGGATTGATAGGTAGAGGACGTACTATACGTATAGGAGAAAGACTATATTGGGCTAGGTTACTAACAGAAGCAGAATCTACAGAGCTATATAGATTTAAAAATGTAGAAGATACTAGCCATATTATAACTACAGATCTATCTTCAAGTACTTGGTTAGGAGATAGAATAGAAGGTATACAAGCTAAAGTATCTAACTTAGGTAGTGTAGACTTAGAACATGGTAATAACAGAAATAGAGTACTTAGAATAGTACTAGAGTATATTTCACAATACGAAGAACCTTGGTTATTCGCTAGAAAGAAATATCCTACATTACAGTATGATAGATATACAGATACTGGTTACTTTGGAGTAGTACCTAATACTATAGACCAGTTTAATATCTATACTACATTAGGATTGATTAAAGGTACTAGAATCAACTTAGACTTTGGATTCTTAGCATTCTATTCACATGGTAAGAGACTATTAGTAAATAGAGGTTCTATAGCATATGGTATATGCTTTAGAGATCTAGAAGAGTTAGGTTTAGTATATGGATCTGATGTAAAACTAGATAACTATGAAAATAGAAAAGTTACTACATTAGATAGTAATACCTATGATGTAAGGATACTACGTGGAGGACCTAACTATTTTGACTTAGGTCCATTAGAAGACCTACCTAATGATAAGTTTGTAGCTAATGCTAACCTATTTAGGTTCTCAGAGTGGAATGAACTTATATATAGAGTAGCAGAACATATACCACTCATAGTGGATGTTAATAACTATCATGGTGGCTATCAGATTGGTAGAAACTGGGAGAAGTTTGATAACATTAACCTAGGTGTATTCGAGCACTACTCTGGTAATGGTTGTCATGATTTCGTATTAACTACTGTTAATAACAATGAAGTTATATCTAGAGGTGGTACACAGCTAGAAGCTGCTTACTACGTAGATAAAGATATAGCTAGAAATGACCATGGTGCTAGGTTAGTATTCGAAGACTCTACAGTGTTCGAGATGCCTACAGCTTAAATATAATAAATAGATACTACACTATAGTGTAGTATCTACATTACATAATATAAAAATTCTATATAAAGGAATAAAGAGATGATTAAGTTTGAAAATAATCAATTTAGTTTCTATACTACTAAAACTACATTCTATAGTGCTTATAGCGGTAAAGAAGAGACTATCTATACAGATAGACCAGAAGATATTACGTTTATGGTTAATACCTATCCTAATAAATACAAAGATCTTAAAATAGAACCTTTAGTAGCTACAGAAGATCAAGTAGCTAGACTTAAAGAGGTTAATGATTTATTAATACCTATGCGAGAGAACTATATAGAAGACTTTACTCTATATGTATCTAAAGGTGTTATGGTTAATAGAGATGAACAACTAGCTACACTAGCTGGTAAAGCAACTGAAGCTACAGTAGCTTTTCTAGTAGATAACCTTAAACCAGAGATAAAAGCATTAAGAGATGCTAAATCAGTAGGTGGTGTAGAGTTATTCGGTAGAAGATTTGATTCAGATTCATTAGCTAAAGAGAATGTAACTGGTTATGTTACATTAGGTATACTAGATGTAGTTGCTACTGGTAAATGTGAACGTGTTTATGATTGGAAAGATATGGATAATAACTTTGCTAAACTTAACTATGAACAAATTTGTACACTAGCTAAGTATATAGCGGCTCATATTCAATCTTGCTTTAGTGCTGAAGCACTTACTATTATGGAACTAGCTAAACTATCTGTAGACCAGTTACTAGCGTTTAATACTAATAAAGGTTATAATAGAGTAGGTAGAGTAGAGAATGAACATAACGCAGCTACTGAACCTAAAGTTAAAGATATATTCGATCAGTGCTATACATTAGCTCTTAACCAGTTAGTAAAAGCTTAATAATGTTAGGAGACATGGATGTTGAAAATTAAACCAATTATAGCTCTAAGACCATATACTAAAGATTCTGGTTTTATAGCTAAGGTAATCAACTGGTGGTGCCATTCTAAGTACTACCATGCAGAGCTCATATTGGGAGACCAATGGATCTCTGCTACTCCTGCTGAAGGTATATATGTTAAAAAACTTAAACCATTAGACCATGATAAGTATGAATACTTAGAGCTACCAGAGATAGAGCTATCTGAAGATACTTATAATAACATACTAGAGTATATTAAAACACAAATATGTCCTAGTTATGATACTACTGGTCTAGTATGGAACCAAGTGTTTGGTATTAACCTATATAATAAACGTTGGTTCTGTTCTGAACTTATAGCAGAGATACTTAAGCTATTAGGCTATAGTAAACTATATGGAACAGAAGGTTCTGAATATAGTCCACAAGATCTATATGATATGTTTACTAGTACAGAACCTATTAAGCTTAGAAGATATAGTCTCTATATTAGGTTTAGAGATGCTATACATAAAGTAATATTTTTACTTAAGTTATATAAAATCAAATCGTGGTGGTTAAAGTTATTTACCCTATTTAAAAAGAAGAAATCATAGGCCATACTTACTGGAAATCGTTATGGCTGACATTTTTGTTAATAAGAATATTAATATAAAGAAGGCGGTAACAGATAATGAGTATGCTTGTATTACGTCTTAAGAATATAGATACGAGTAATAATGTAGACTGGGTTTATACCAATTGGGAAATCAGTACTGCTAAAAACTTTGATAGAAGTAAATTAGTCTTTTCATCTTACGAAGATAGAATAAACAGAGCATCTATCTTCGTAGAGATGACATTGAATCCTGGTACTAGATACTATGCTAGAGCACAGGTAGTTACTAATAAGGGAGCTCATAAGTGGACTAACCTTGATGTTTGGACACATAAAGCTTTTGACGATGTAGAGAATCAATCAGATCTACCATCTAGAGTCAATAGTCCTGATATAACTACAGATTCAGATCCTAGAGATCATGTAGCTACAGGATTCTATATTATACCTAAAGAGTTTGCAGCTATAGGAGATGCTACACATGTAGCTACTTCATACTGGATAGAGACTCTATCTGGTAAAGTCATTTGGAAGTCTCTAAATGATGAGATATTTAAATCTAAGATACTAGTAGATAATGTAATACTAGATATGAATACAGTATATAGAATAAAAGCTGTATTTCATGCTAGTTCTGGAGATAGTAGTCAGATAGCTACTAAAACTATCTATGTAGGTAGTAAATCTTCAGATGCTAATATAATAAGAGTATCTAAAGCTATTTCACATGCAGATTTTATATCAGTAGCTGTTAATACAACTCTTAATACTTATAAGAATGCTAAATCAGTTAGATTTAAACTTATAGGCTTTAATAATGGTAAAGGTGATACTGCATTTGATACAACAGTCAACTACGATAATGCTCCATATACATTTAGTATGCCTATGGAGAAAATTAAGAGAAACACTATATATCTACTAATGCTTAAGTATGATATAGAAGGTAATTGGAAATCTATAGTATTTAATACTTTTAGATAATGATTTAAATTTTGATAGAGAGGATGTAGTCTTATGGCAGAATCAGAATCTTTAGAAAAGCTATTTAATAAGATGGATATGGGGTTCTCTGCAAAGTTAAAGGTAGATCCTCTTAGTGAGGCTGGTATTGACAAAGTAAGGCACTTACTAGAGACAGATCCAGCACTATATGAATATATGTTACTTAAAGAGTCTAAGGACGATGCTAACTTTAAGGCAATGAGTTATGAGCAATCTAGTCTTATAAGAACAGTAATGACAGCTCTTAAAGAGAAAGAGCATAGGGATAATGAGACTATGAATGCTATGTACTCTATTATGGAGAAACAAGGTAAAGAGATAAAATCTCTCAAACGGTGGAAGTGGATGTTCTTTATTAACCTAGGTATAATGGTATATCTTGCTTTATACTGGTTACATAAACAAGATCCAGAGGCTACTAACCATGCTTTAGAGTTTATTAAAGCCTTAGGTAAGTTTATAAGTATAATATAATGTAATTAGGGAGAATCAGGAGATGATAGGTCAAGGTTTTTTAACTAAAATAAAAGATATACTCTTCAGTCCTAAAATAGATACATCTACATCTATAGCTACTTATGATAATATTACTATAGAAGAAGCTGAATATAAAATGTCTTTAGCTAAATTAAAGAGAGCTATAGACTCTATGCCTTTAGCAGAACCATTTATACATAATGAATCCGGAGATAAAACACTACTTATAGTTAATGATATACCATCAGTACTTAAGTTACTAGAATTAGATTTTCAAAAACTTAATACTATGTACCATAAAGATATATTTAGTAACTATAAGATAGTAATATGTTCTGGTAAATATAGTAATTTGATAGCTTATAAGTATATATCGGATAACAAGATAGATATAGCTTTTGTAGATATAATACTTTCTGATAGTATTATAAAGATTAAAGACGATTACATAGAGTTTAATGGTCTTAATCTATCTGAAGAAATAGTTAAATACAGTCCGAATGCTGAAGTTAATATATTAACTTCAGAACCTTTAACTAACTCTATGGGATTAGTAAAAGGATATACTAGTCTACTTAATAGACTAAAAGAGAATTCGGTTATAAAAGATCTTATACCAGTAGATAATCAGAATAGATTATTTAAACTAAACAGTATACTATAGAGTAGGTATTATTACCTACTCTATAGTGCTTTTTTATAGCTTATATGGTAAAACTTTACCTGATCTACTGGTTAGTAAGCTTATTAACCAGGTTATAGATATTGAAATTTTGTATATTAAATTTAAAAAGGAGAATAGGTTATGGCAGAACTACGTATACACGACCAGAGTTCTATCTATTTTAAATCTATCAGAACAGGTCATACGCCTAAGGATATTAATGTCAAAACTCCTGACAGATCAGGAACATTGATAACCGATACCACTCTTAGGGACATATTGAATAGCGGTGCTAATATAAGTAATACTCAGATACTTAAGCCAGATATTAGAGAGACTCCATTAGAGCATCCTGAAGCTTATGCTAAATTACTTCCTATAGCTACATATAGAACCAATGATACATTCGTAGGAGAGCATCAAGCTACTGAGTGGGTTGCATCTGTAAATGAAGATTTTAGTACTATATTAGATAGTACTGGAGATCCATTATTTAGAGATGGTTGGTATCCAGCTATAGATACTGCTGGTACTAAGATCTATGTAAAATATAGGTTCATAAGTAATGATGTAGCATCTCCGTATTCAGATAGTTTAGAGTTTACTACACCAGAAGGTTTTGTAGCTATACCTAGCTTATCTGTTGTAGAAGATGGAGCTACTCCATTACTTAAAGGTTCACCTTTTAAACTAGTAGGTAATCTTACTGGTGTTAACCATACTGCTTCTAGTTGGTCTATAATAAGAGAGTCTGATAATAAAGTTATAAAAACACTAACTATGGATACTACTAAACTAACAGAGTGGAAAGTAGAGACTGGTCTGTTAGAACCTAATACAGCTTATAAAGTTACATTAGTATACCATACAGATCATCCTGTATTTAGTAAGACTAGAATAGCTATAGGTACTTATAAAACTCCAGCATCTGCTATAGAGACACCTACGTTAACATTTAGTCCTGCAGATGGTAAGTTTGTTGTTAATGGTACACCATTTAATGTTATATCTGGTACAGATGAACATGTATTTACTAGCTGGATAGTACGTAACTCTACATCAGCATTAGTATTCTCAGAACCTAAATCTAAAGAGCTTACTTCTATCAACCTTACTGGTGTATTAGAACCAGATAATGGTTATACTATAGAGTGTACTTATAAAGGTTCTAAGTCTACTAGTAATACAGCTAGATTAGAGTTTAGAACACCTTCTAATGCTAACATTAACCTAACTAAAGAGATAACTCTTAAGATGTTAGAGAGTGGTGATCTAGAGCTTACTATGGCTCCATTTACACAACCTGTACAAGAGAATATGTTATATTTAACATGGACTCTACAAGACTTTAATAAGAAACAAGCTGTTGAGGTTAGACTAGATAAAGATCTAGATGATAAGTATGGTAAAGAACTTAAATATACTATACCAGCTAGTAGTGTTAAAAGATACTTAGGAGCTGCTACTACTGTAGATGAAGACGGTAGTAAATATATAGAGTTTTCTGCTAAAGGTAGAGTAGTTGGAGAGAAATCTATAGCTAACTATAGTACTATATTACCTCTTAAAGTAAAACTAACTATAGAGAAAGTAGGTAACTGGGAAGTAGTAGATAGTACCGATATGAGAGTACCAGAGCTTAAAGCTCCATTAGCTAGTGTTAATGGTACTAACTATGCTAATAGAACTAGTGCTATAGAATCTGGTTTTAGTTATGGTACATATTGGACTAAATCTGAATCTGATATGAGTAGACTAAAACAAGCTAGTCTATCTACGTTTAATATATTAGATAATGATGCTTATGCTATATGGGATATTTATCAAGGTTATAATAATAGTGGAGAAGTAAGATATGGTACTGAACCTAGCTTTAGATATGTCTATAGTGGATTAAGACCAGATGGTACTAATAGTAGAATAGATACTTTTAAACTACCAGCTAGACTAGAAGATAATACAGAGTATAAAGTTAGAGTAACTTATGTCTATAAAGACTTTGGCGTTTATAGTATACCAGAGACTTTTACTTTTAATACTAGTGATATTTACTATAAAGTAACTAGTCTTAATGTGGATACTAGCAGTGGTAAACCAGTAGCTACTATAGAGCGTAATAATAACCAAGCTGGTATGACATTTGGTAATACTAGTTGGTATCTATACGAGCAGAATGGTACTAAAGTATGGAGCTCTGAGAATAACTCTGCTAATACTACTAGTATAACTATAGACTATAGTAGTTTTGATCCTGATAAGCAATATAGAGTAGGTGCTATAGTATATGGTCCAGATGGTGTTAAACACTCTCCAGAGAGACAGTCTGATTTATTTAGTGCTACACCACCAAGACCACTATCTCTATATCTGTTTAACTTACATATGCTAGCGGATAAAATTATTACGCCATGTTTAGGATTTGAATTTAAAACTTTTAATGGCGAAAAATTCGACTATATATGGAAATATCTAACTAAATTTACTATAAGTGGTAAGCTTACTTTACTTCCGTCAGATGCTAGATTTAGAGACCAGAATTTAAGTATTGAAGATAGAAAAAGTTTAATTAAAACTAAGGTAAGAAAAGACTTTATAGGTAATAAATTAGACTTATATCTTAACGGAAGTAAAGAATTCGCTTTTAGCACAACAATAAATAAAGAAGAGATGCAAAAGCGCGACTATCGTACGACTATCTGGATGGAGTTAGATATACCAGAATATAAAGAGTATATAAAAGACATAGTCGGATTATTAGACATTGACTTTATAGTACATAATTTAGTATTTAATTATGTAACTGGGCCTAAGCGGATTGAAATGAAGCCAAGCGAAAATAGTTACAATGGCTATGGTACTCCGCCAAATATGGTTAGTAGTGACATAACAGTAATAGAAAACGGCGCAGCATATGGATGGAAAATGTGGGTACCATATTATAATTTACCTGCATCAGTTTCATCTACAGATTATGAACCTCAGCCTCCTAGAGCTGTAGAAGGTTTTGACAAGGCATACACATACGGAAGTATGACAAACCAAAATCCAGATAAAGGCAGACAGTTTTGGTACTATAGTCCTTATAAAGAGTATAATGGAGTAGCGTCATATACGTATAATAAACAGAATAGAAATAGTTTAACAGATAATATTATTCCGACTTATATAGGAATATTAAAAGGTAAAGATAATAGCTATGATAAACAAACTATACGTACTACCTTTAATGGTCTATTAAAGTTAGATAATGACATAAATGTAACGCCTTATGCAACAGAAGGTTCTGAGCTTAAATATAAGCTATGGTATATGCAAGATGAAATACCTAGGATTATTAAGAAGGTACTTACATATGATGAATTGTTAGGACTAGAGCAAGCACTTATTGGGCATTTAGAAGCCGCTGTTAAAAGTACAGATGGAGCTGGTACATTGGAGCTAGAATCTGTAACAGATTTCTTTAAAACACAAGATCTATTTAACCCTGCAACGCAGATTAAATCAGTATTTGGTAATATAAAAATCGATAGATTAACTAGCCAACGTTACAGAACGATAATGCATTTTTCTGCTAAAGCGGCATATCTTAACGAAAAATCAATATCTTTAGTTACAGTTGAAGACGCAAAACAGTTTGTAGCACCTGCAATGCTTATAGATAATTGTGGATCGTTTATGATGAAAGCACTTGCTGGTAGAATGCTAAATAATGGTGTTGATATTTCATATTGTGGTACTGTCTTTACAAAGTTAGGTGTATGCTCCGACGAAGACTACTTAGCTATTTTACAAGACTATGGTTATAGATATGGTATTTATAATACTGATACTCCAGTTATCGATAAAAAGGCTTTGCTTGGTATGGCAATACTAAGTCCATATTATACTGGTGGCGTAAATGTTAAAGTCCGTGACGCAGATGCTGACCTAGGCGGAGAACCACGTTATAGTGTAACTTCGTCATATTTAGCTAATTGCCAAATTAAAGAGTTATATCCATTTCCGTTTAAATACAATTCTACACCGGAAGGTACAGATCCATGGTATGAAGATAAATCAAACTATGGTATGCGAAATGGTAAGTTAACAGATAATAATTCGTTAAATTATGCCGAGAAGCACTATGCGTTTGATGTTACAATACCAAAACTAGATACAAGTGGTGCAATAGTAAATACGACTATTGTTCTTACTGAGGCTACCGCACAAGCATTCCTAGATAAATATGCTAAGCAATCTGAAAATTATCGTACAGAAGTATATGATAATGCGTATAATAGTACAGTTGAAAGCCGCGCAAATGGTAAAAAATACGTACCTTTAATTTTAGGATTATCTAATACGTTACACGGATGCCAGCTATATGATAACACTAGATATTATGGCAATGACATATATTCTTCTTGTGGATGCATAGCTATTCCATCCCCACTTCGTATAAGAGGCAGAGCTAAACACGGGTTTGGGGAGATTGAATTTATTCGCGATGACGAAAGTTATTATACAGATGATTTTAGTAAAAATCGTGATCAGTATAAATACCCATATATGCGATTCTCTATGAATATGAAAACTGTAGACGATCTAAATACTATGACAGGTTTTTACTTTACGGTAAAAGATAACGAAGACAGACATTTTAGTCGAGATGTTGTTAACTATCTTACCGAAAGAGGTATAACATCTGGTTATAATACTATTGATAAATGGTATATATATAATTGGAAAGGTTATACTATTGTTCTGCCAAATAAACGTTTGATTACTAATACAGGAAGTGATACTGCGGTTACAAAATTTATTAGAGATATACTAGACGGACGTACTATTACAGATAAATCGTACAAGCTAAGATTAGGTAATCTAGGAGCATCCGATGTTATAGATAACTTATATCCGATTCTTTTACAAGATCTACATTCTGGTGTTCCAAATGAATCTATGTTAGATATGGTACGAAGAACTAAATATTTACCAAATGATTTATATCAAGGTTTTGGAGAAGAGTTCTTAACTTCTTTCCCAGAGAATGAAGCTGAGAGTTTGTATGGCGAAATAGTCACTACAGCATATGGTATTACAGAATTTAGTAAGAGTTCTAAAAATGGTTACAAGTTTAAGAAATGGGAAACTGGTTTAGCTTCGCCGCATGGGTATTATATAGCGTTTATAAGCTTATATAACATGCACCAAGCTAGTTTATTTGGTCATTTTAGGGCTGAAGACTGGTTTAAATCGGGCACATATGCAACACAGCCTATGTACGTAGAAGACCATTTATAACCTATAAATTATATAGAGTAAGAACCATATAGGTTCTTACTCTATACTTTTTTATCTTCTATTTTAAAATAGCAAAAATTAAAACTATTACTAGTTACCATACTGAATGTAGTATATATAATACTACTATCTTCTTTAGTTAGGTATTTATGTACACTGTTCACTAACGGTATTACATTATTTAGCACCCAATTCACTAGTGTTACTGCGTTCTCTGCTCTCTGTATATCTAAATCTTTCTCTTTAGATATATCAGTGTTTAAATATAGATCAGCTCTATCTATACCTATAACAGTAAATGTTATCAGTTGTACTAGATCCATATCATCTTTACCAGTAACTCTGTCTCTATAGCATAGTATAACAGTTATTAAGCTATTTAATATAGCTAACATATCCACAGTTACTCTACCATCTGTATCGGGTGTTAGTTCTAGCTCTTTTAGACCAAATAGATCTAATGTACTAGCATTTACTAGTGGCATAGTAAGAGACTTCATATTTTCGTTCATAAAGCCACTTACGAGGCTCTTAGGTGCATTTTGTTCTTTAAGTAATGTTCTTATCGTATCTCTAATAAATTTCTTTATATCGGCTTCTTTTGTTGTTGCACAAACATCGTAATAATTCCTAACTTTTCTATAGAGTTTAATAGCTTTATTTATCGTTTTCATATTCCTATTACCTTATACTATTGTTATTAAGCATAAAAAATATTAGAGTATGAGTAATAGTACTCATACTCTAACTATAGATTATATATGCTAGTGTACCTAGTATGCTAGCACCAGCTACTATAATATTAACCATAAGACTAGTTAGTATTATAGAACCCCAGCTTACTTTCTCTGGTACAAAATCCGATAAACCAGCTTGATAAGCTTTTTCTATCTCAGCTTTAAGCGTGGTAACTACCTCTCTTTTATCTATAAAGACACCATCCCTGTAGTTGAGAGAGTTCATAAAGTCATACCATTTATCGTCTCTATAACTTATGATAAACTCCTTACTAAGTAATGTATCTTATAATATACTGTTATAAGATCAAAAAAAAAATAGTATAGAAGTACTAGAGCTCCTATAGGAGCTCTAGTGTTATCAGTTACGGTATTCTTCTACTTCGTTACCATAGACAACGAAGAGTGCTCTTTCATTACCTACTGTCGTAAAGAGCATATCTGCTCCATAGACAGCATCGGTAAGCGCAGGCTCGTTGAACCTGCCTCTTACCAACTCAAGTGCAACAGGCACAGTTATAGCTTTAACAGCTATAACTTTACCTTCTGTTAAGGCTATGTCTAGTCTATGTCTATGCATAGCTAGTATAGCCTTTTTACGGTTGCTAGGCATGTTACCCATGCTTAGCATCTTTTTTACATCCTCTATCTCAGAAGCTACTTGCTCATAAGCCTCTGAGTAGACACCGATGAGAGGTCTATCTATATCGATAGACCTATCTACATTTACATTACTTAGTAGCTCTGGTTTAAGAGCTACTTCCTTAATCTCTTGTATTTCTTTAAAGAACATCTTTACACTCCTTATCTTAATTCAATCACATGTACTTGTTTATCATAGACACAATATAGGTTATCTCTATCTCTGTCCATAAAGATCACATCTGAAGCTCTTATGGTTTCAGCTGCATCGCCTATCTCTTTTTCGTCATGTAGCGCTTGTAGTTCGCTATATGCAAATGCATAACGTACTGATTCGACTTTCATATACTTTCCAGTCCTAAAAGCTTTTTCTTTTAAGAACGAATAGAATACTAGTATAGATTCTATTTGGTTTGGGCTTAGTCCATGTTTATCTCTACCTAGTTCTTCTTTAACCATCTGCTCTTCTCTTAGAGTTTCACGGTAGCCTAAGCTAAACTCACCAACTGCTCTAACTGGCAGTTCAGCCTTTATATCTAATAGCTTTTCTATGTTTGGTTTTCTAGAGTCTATCTGTATATTTGTTAAGTAACTACCTACATTTTCTTTAAGTAACATCTTTTTTACCTTTCTATAGTGTTAAAATAATCTAGCTACTATATAGACTTAAGTCTATATAGTAGCACCTAGTATTTAGTTTTTGTTACTATACCGTCTTTTACTAAGTATAGTAATCTCTTAGAAGCATCAATATCTTTAAAGATCATATCTGCTTCTTCTATAGCTTCTAATAAACTTTCCTTATTAGAAGCACTGCAGGCAAATCTAGCTAAACTCTTAGCTTCATATCTGCCAATCTTAACGAAGCTAAAGTATTTACCTGCTCTAGCCTCACTTGCTCTATAGGTATACATAGACTCTGTAGAGAATTTAGTCTCAGCATCTATACCTAACTGATCCATAATCTCAACAGCCTCTCTATATTCTTCTAGAGCTTTTATATACATCCCACATACGGGACATATTTTTTTATTAGTATCTGCAAAACATGGGAATATTGTTTCCATGCTGCCTCCTTCTTTGCCTAATGTTCGTTCACTCTAAGAGATTAGATAGCTAATCTAATTCTCTTATTGTAAACTACGTTATTAATTGTGAAACGAAGGAACTCTCTTCCTTCGTTTACTTCGTATCTAACGCCTTTACGATTACCTAACAACTGGCCTACTTCTGAAATAGACCACTTATCTACACCAGCTAACGCAGGGTTAGCAACAATCTTTTTAACAATGTCCTCTGTCAGCGTACTCATTAACATGGTACTCTCCTTTATCATTTTGAATTTTATATTTAAGATAATATAATACTAAGTTATACTATATTAAACATAATGAGCTATCTTGGTTCTTTTATAAACCAAGATAGCTTTTATATGCTAGTAACCTAGCAATTTATCTAACTGCTGTAGTTTAGGAACTACAGAAGCTAAATATTGTTTAGACTGATAAGATCTAGCGTCTAAACTGTGGAGCTCAGACTGGATCTTACCAGCAACTCTGGCGGTAGCTAACTGGTTATTAGCTACTGCTTTACTTTTAACTTTATCTGTTAAAAGTATTACGTTGTTAATATCTAACATCTTTTTCACCTCCTTTCTATAAGATTGGAGAATATAAGAGACTATACAGAGGTATTATCTCTGTATAGTCTTATTTTAACCCACTAGTCTTGTTAACTGGTGGTTTATATGTTCTAGGTTATCTACCCAGCCATATTTATAACGTTGAAGATATGTGTTATTGTCTAAACTAGAAAGTTTATTTATATCTTCTTCTATAAGGTCTAGCTGTTTAGATAGTCTAACAGAATCACTATTAGAATATTTAGGTAGCTTATTTCTAATAGAGAGAAATAAGTAATCAAACCTATTTTCCAATGGACCTGTTTCTAGAAAGTCTAGTTCCATTTGGCACCTCCTTTCTATATTATTTAGTAAGGAGATTATTAAGCCTATCTAGAGTACTTAGTGTACTCTAGATAGGTTATATTTGTTCTCTTTACTATATATATAATATATAACTGTTTTTTCGTCACTTTGACAGTTAAGGCACTTACATACAGATACTTAAATAAAAAAATATAAATACTACAGATAGACTCTATATAGAGTCTATCTGTAGTTTAAGGTTAATAGAATATATACTTTACTAGCATATTGCAACAATATAATATAGCTATTATAAACACTACTGCTATAGCTGTATCTATTAAGCTATAGTTATATTTAATTATTCTATATAATATAGATATTGATAGCAATAAACATATTAAGTATATAGTCCTTATTGCTACTCTTTCGAACATATATTAAGCCTATAGTTAATCATCTAGATTAAGATCATCTAGGTCTAAATCCATCTTCACAGCAGCTTTACTATAATCAGCTACGTTACCTTCGAAGAATAAAGTTTTAGTAGCAACTTCTCCACCTTTAACGTGGTCTTTAACAAGCTTAAGTAATGGGTTATCTTCATTACTATGGTCTTCATATACTGGAGGTATACCCATATTCCTACAAACCTCATTAGCTTGATTCTCTATAAAGACTTTAATTGTTCTATCTGAGAATCCTAATATAGTACCATTAGCTACATAGTTAGTCCATCTTTTCTCTGCTTCTGAAATCATAGTTATCATAGCATGTGCTTTAGTAACTACAGTTTCAGGTACTACACCGTTAAAAGACTCTGCTATAGCAGTTCTAAATATGTTAGCAAATAATGGTACGTGGCTTAAGATCTCATCTTTTGCACCTGGTTGTTCTATATAGCTCGTTAGGCTATATACTGTTAACTTAATAACAGCTATACATTACTGTATAGAGCAGACTATATCTTCATCCTTCTTATCTAACTAGAGATAAGTTAGGAGCCTTTCCATTTCGGGTAGACTACTACCCTACTCTACTCAGTTCTACATAGTATATCGCTATACTACTTACCTTTTCGATAGTCGTTTGACGTTTAGTATTATATATACATTTAGTAAAGGATTGTCCTATGGTTAGGAGTTTCCCTTTTTAGGAAAGGTGTCAACTAGTTATTAACTAGAAGCTATGTATTACTACATAGGGAAACTGTATAAAATATTTTAAATTATAAATATACTCGGTTCCGTTTACCGAAATATTCAATTTCCGAAATCATCTCCGCTGTGGATGGGAGTATATCTTCTATAGAAAAGAAGAATGCAAACCCACCTAAGAAGACTATGTTCTCTAAGCAGTTGTTAGCAACAAATGCTAATAGTAGATCTTCTTCTGTAGGATCGTCAGAGTTATATAACATCTGATACATATCAGCAACAGCTTTATTCTTAATAGCTAGCTCTTCGTCGTATTTCCACATAGAGTATATTCTATCAGTATCTTGACAAATATCCTCCGCCATAACACTGTAGCTATCGCTGTGAACCACTTCTTCTGATGATTGTTGTATAAGGCAAGCATTTACTATAGGGCTAGTAACGAAACAATTGATTCTCTCTACTAGCTGACTAGATTGAATACTATCGTTACTAATAAGCTGTGCTAATACTAAATCGTAAGACTTTTTCATCTTAGGATCTAACTTAGGATAGTTTACTTTATCCTTACTAATATTGACTTGTTGTGGGCATTATCTTAAATAGGTTCGCTATACCTATCCATACTAAAACGTATACTCTAAGTTACCTTAGATGTTGAGACTATATCATGTTCTACATATATAGAACCCAGGCACTTCGGACATGCTTATGTCCTACTCTACTCGCTTTAATACATAACTATGTACCATCTGATTATTACAGCACAGATGTGATTATCTTAATAAATTATTAAGAATAGCTTTCGATAGTCGTTGAACTTTTCTATAGTATATACTATAGACTTAGCTGCTGATTGTCCTATAGGATGTTCCAGCAATTCACCTGGTTTTACTTGGTCCGCCATAGATTATTTAAACCAAGTTCTATCTCTCATATTGCGATAGATTTCTTGCGCCCACTTTTGCGGACATCTGTTAAAGTTAAATATACCATTAGGATTACCGCCAATAACTTTAGCTTCCATAAAGTCTTCGTCAGAACTATAGTTATATATTAACTTACGTTTAATATGTTTAGACATATTAACTCCTTTCTATAAGATTTAATTTGCAAAGATTATGTATCTTCTATATAAATAATATCTAACTGTATATGTATCATTTTGATACTAAAAATATAAGTATACTACTAGAGTAACACTAAGGTTACTCTAGTAGTATTTAAATATAACATTTAGTTAGCGCAGTTCTCACAAACTGTAGTATCACCTTTAGACACAGCGTCGCTATTTTTCCTAGCTTTAGCTCTAAAGTAATACAATGTTTTAACACCTTCTTTATGTGCTAATAATATTAGCTTAAGTAATGCTATAGGTGTAAATGGTTTACCTTTATACTCAGCTGTAGGATCTATATAGAGACTATGGCTTATACCCATATCTATATACTTCTGTCTTATACCAGTCATTCTGATAAGATCTGCTTGATCATACTCATAAGCTGTTCTATAGTGGCTTACATTGTTTATATCTATATTAGGAGCTACCATCTTATAGGTACCTACTTTAGAGTTCTCTACATAGAGTCTATCGAATATAGGTTCACAACTAGCTGTAGTGCCTGCTAATAATCCAGATGCTGTATTAGGGGCTATAGCAAGTCTATAGAGATTCCTTACAGATGGATCTATCTCATTACCACCTTTCTCTTTAGCAAGCTCTGCTGTAGCTTCATCTACAGCTTTTCTAATAGTACCATATGTATCATGTAGCCATTGTTCATGCTCTGGTGTACCGTAATAGATGTTAAGAGTAGCTAATCTTTCACCTTCACCTACAGCGCCTAATCCAGTAGATCTAGTAAGCTTTTGTCTAGTAGCTGCTCTATCAGAGCTATATGTAGTAACATCTATAATGTTATCTAATGCTCTTATAGCTAGTTTAGAAGTAGCTATTAAGTTTTCTTTATCTGTTAACCTAGCTAAGTTAAGAGCTGCTAAGTTACATACGAATGTACTATTAGCATCATCTGGTTGGAACACTTCCATACAGTTACCAGTTAGTATACCATTGAACATTAGCATATGTCTCTTAGGTTCGGTACCGCAGTATGTTGATTCATATTCATTATTATCAGTAACAGATTTGATTCTAACATTATCTACAAATGTTCCATCTGGTAATCCATATTTATATATTAACATACCAGGTTTTAAACTAACAGTTCTTAGTTCTACCATAGAACCATCTATATCTACGTACCATTTATGCATTTCAGTAGCACGTATAGTTTCACCAGTAGAGAACTCTACTGTTAACACTTTAGCACTATCAGCAGTTTTACCTATAGTAGTTAGTGACCATTCATCTCCATTCCAGCAATGAACTTTAGATATACCTTTCTTAACAAGATCTCCTATAGGAGTATTACCGTATTCTCTTGTTAGTAATGGAGTATCTGCAGTAACACATAAATTAGGATGCCTAATGATACCTAATTCTTTACCATACTTATGTTCTTTATTAACAGTATCTTTAAAGTATATAAATGGCATACCTTCTTTAATATAACTCTCTAGTATCTTAACAGCAAGTTCTACAATAGGTATAGTTCTAGTATAAGGATTAAACTTACTAGGATCTTGTGTAAACTTAGCTTCATATTCTTCATATTTAGCTTTAAATTCATCTCCATACAGCTCTGTTAGTTCTGGACAATCGTGTGGGTCAAATAGAGTCCATGTACTATTAGCTTTTATACGCTCTATAAATAGATCTGACATAGAGATAGTAAGGAATAGGTCTTGGCATCTTCTTCTATCTTCTCCATTCTTCTTACGTAGATCTATAAAATCGAATATATCTATATGCCAACTCTCCAGAGTAACATTGAAAGCTCCAGCCCTGCGCCCTCCTTGGTTCACAGCTAGTGCTATATCGTTAAATATCTTAAGGAATGGTATAACACCACCAGCTACATTTTTAAACTGCATTAGCTTACTACCTAATGCTCTTATTCTAGATGCGTCTATACCCCATCCAGATAATGCTTTGCTACCGAACGCTACTTCTTTAGCAGTATCGAATATAGATTCTAATGTATCTTCCATAGAGGTACCTAAACAACTTGCAGTACCTGCATTCTTTATTCTACCGCCGCTATTGATAGGAGTAGCCATAATCAACTCTAGTTTAGAAGTTCTATTGTATAGCTCTATTACTTTACTTATTTTATCTACTTCATTCTGCATAACGAACATAGCTACTACCATATGTAAATGTTGTGGTAGTTCTACTATTCTACTATCTTTAACAGCTAGGTATCTTTCTATCATAGTAACGACACCTGGATAGTCCATAAATAAGTCTCTAGAACTATCTATATGTTTATCTAGTTCTAATATCTCTTCTTCTGTATACTTATTTATAAAATCTGAAAATATCTCTTTATAGTTAGTTAGATAATCTAATAAGGTTACTTTCTTATATATATCTCCAGATCCTGATTTACCATATTCTCTTTCTATAGTATGGTATAGATCATATAGTCTAAGTCTAGCAGCTACATAAGTCCATTTAGGAGCATCTATATCTATCTTATTAAGTGCTGTTCTTATAAGACTATTTTGAATATCTGTAGTCTTAATACCATCTGTAAACATAATCTTAGCAGATAGCTCTAGATCTTCATAGCTAGTTCCTGTTAATCCTTCACACGCAGGTATAGTCTGCTTCCTAATATTCTCGATATTAAGCTCTTCGAGCCTACCGTCACGTTTTTGTACTTTCAAAAGTAACCTCCTGTTGGTATTATTTTATTAATATACGATATAAGAGATCCAACAGATTTTATCGGTTGGATCAGGTATAGGAAGTTTCTAAATTTACTAAAAAAATAAGATAAGCTAGCTAGAGTACATAAGTACTCTAGCTAGTGTAAATTAATTCATTTTCTTTCTACCACGTTTAGGCTTAGTAACAGAGTTACTATAAACCTCTACTGGTTCAACTACAGCTTTAGATTCGTTAAGCATAGTTAAGTCATTTAGGGTTAAGCCGTCTAAACATTCAGCTGGTACTGTTGGTAGAGTTAAGTCTATTAGCTCCTTACGTACTTGTAACCTATTAGCTAAGCTATCTATAAAATCTGATAGTGGTGTACCAATTACGCTACCACCAGCTTTTACTAAATGTGTTATGAACATAAACTGTGCTTGACCTATAATATCAAATGTTATAGTATAATCAGCTAGCGTAGGTAAACCACCCTTCGGTATAAGACTATGCATAGTTTCATAGTAGCACAATACAGATTCTTTATCTATAGCTATAGAAGCAGGATTATAATCTAGTCTTAGCTCTAATATAGTATTGAATAACTCTCTACATATAGTTAGCATCTTATTACTATTTCTACTAGAGTCAGCTTCTAAAGATAGAAATAATGCTAAGTATGGTGTTATGCATATAGCCTCTCTTATTGTAAACTCTAACTTAGGATTGATCCTATTAAAATATTCATAACTATTTACCTCTCTATTTAGTTTTATTAGTTTTTACTAGTAGATTCTTATTAGCTTTCTTAGGTTTAGAGAAAGCAGCTTCTATATACTTAACTAGTTTAGGTTCTATACCTTCTAGTGTATATATAGTATTATCTGTTAGATCTACTATATGGTATTCTGTAGTAGGAAACTTAAACATGATCCTAGTAAGATCGTAGTTACCTACTAAACTATTTACTTCTGCTACTATAGTAACTACGTTACTAAGGAAACCAGATGTTTTATTTCTTAACATAACATCTACATCTTCTATAGTAAAATCATATACTAATGTAGCTCCACTATTTAATTTTCTAGATATAGAAGAACAACAACCATCAAGGCTAGAAGTATCTAGCCCTGATAGGTCGTTAACTAATATTAAATCATGTCTTGTTAGTAATTCATTAAGTTTCTCTAGAGTTACTTTACTAAGTAATCTAGGTTTTCTAGTATAAGTTCTATTCAGATACATTGTTATCCCTTTCTACAACTTCTTTTAATCTATAATAAACTTCATTAACATGTTTATTATACTTTTGCAGTATCTTATTAAGATTACTATCATATTTAGCTATAGCTATAAAAGCATTAGCAAACCTTACAAACTCATGCTTAGAATAGAACCAAGTAGGCTCTACGAATACATCAGTCTGTTCGCATTCGAACTGTGGTACATTATCTAGGTAACTACTAACCTCTGTTATAAATGGTCTAAACATATCAGATAGCATAGTATAGCAGCTAGTGTTAAGAGCTAGTATAAGCTTATCTTTTATATGGGAGTAAGCATACTTATTTATAAGCTCTACAGTCAGTTTCTCTACATTCCACTGTCCTAACTTACCTAGTACAGCACTAAACACTCTATCTTCGGATGGATGTTTAAGTATCATATAGAATAGTTCATTACTAAGTCTTTTAGTAGCTTGTTCTACTAAATGATCTTCTAGTTGACTATTTAGTTTCATTTAGCACCTCTTCAGCTTTCTTACCAGTATGTGATTCTAATAGTTTAACTAGAGCTTCAACATCTACAATACCAAACTTCTCTAATATGTATATCATATCACCTTTTCTAGAGTTTAACGCCATTCTATATAGAAATATATAAGCTATTAGTAGTATGGTATTAGTAATTAACTTAAACCACTCTAATATAGTAGCACTATTAGTTATATACTTATCTAGCTCTGCATATACCTCTATTAGGTTATTTACTATAGCCATAAATCCTATAACTATTGCTATTAGTATTAATATAGCGGTAAAGTATTTCTTCATAAACTCCATTATAGCTCCTTTAGTATCTCTTCTAGTTTATCATCTACTTCATAGTCGTTAAACCTATAGCTTAGATCAAACTCTTCATCATGACCTAACTTAGGTATAACTTTATAACCTACTATGTGTATATCATTGTTTATATCGTGTTCTTTAAACAACTCATACTCATCGTTATTTATAAGTAGACTAGGTAGTGCTACTATATCTAATAGTCTGTGTTGATAACCTGTCATAGTTCTATATGCTAACTCAGAGTCTTTATACTCAGATAGCTTAGATTTTACACTATCTACTAGAGTAGAGTCTATATGATCTCTAATAGCTCTATTCATATAGCTAAACTCTTGAGTTTTAACCCAGCTACCTAGTACAAATACTTCATCAGCTTTTACTATAGTACTAAACAACTGTACTAGTTTAGATCTTAGCTCTATTTTATCTAATGTTAGTTTAGTTACAAGACCTGGGCTTACTGCATCATTTTCAGCATCGTATATAGGGTTATCACGCCACAGATTGTTTAAGTCTGTACATAGTGTTACTATACTACTTATTAAGCTAGGTTGTACGTTATCTACTCTAGCTCCTAATGCAGCTGTAATATCTACTAGTCTACTATCACCATTGATATTGATAAACTCTGTAAGACCATACATAAGTCTAGATCTATCATTAGGTTCATCTAGCTCAATATCAGCATTAGCTACATAGGTTATAAAGTCGGATAGATTAAATACACTATATACACTATCAAATCCATTGTAGTTCAATACTTTCTTACCATTATCTTTAAGTATTTGACCTACTTTATCTCCAATAACCATAGCAGCTTCACTTCTATCAGAATCAACTTTAATTAACATATCTTTATCTCCTTACGTTAAAAAAATAAGCTATAGGTTAGCTAATATGCTAACCTATAACTATCTTATTCTTATTTACAAACTCTACTAGTACTTTATAATTATCTAATGTTTTTACATTATAATAATCTAACCTAGTAAAGCAACTAGCTAATCTTTCATATCTATCTATATCTTCATAATAGCCATGTTCTCTAACAGTTTGTTGTAATACTCTCATATACGATAGTATTTTACTAAAACCATTCTTATTATAATCTACCATAGGCTTATAGATAGCTTCTAATGGATCTACTATATCGTAATATGTACTAACGAATCTATTATAGATCTCTATACGGATTTGATCTATAATATCATCTGCTACGAGAAACATATAACCTTCTGGTAAGTTTCTACGTTTACCTATAACTCTAAATAGCTCTGGTATTGCATATTGTAGAGATTTCTCTCTCTTATGCAATATAGTATTAGTTTTTCTGTTATAAGCCATCATGGCATTAAGAGATGGAGTAGTTTTAGATTTAGGTTTAAGTGTATCTAATATATATCTAACCATCATGTTAGCTTCGTCTTTACTAAACATACCCATATCTATCACCTACCATTCATAGCTTACACCATCTACAGGTGTTAAACGTGACCATATCTCTTTGCGTTCGCCATTGATTAACTTAGGAACACGCATAAGCATAGAACCATCTTTAAAGACTACTAACCCAACCCATAGTGGTTTAGTACGATCTTCTGGTAGTATATTGTTATACATTAGTTTATCTTTAGGCCATTCTATATCTGTTATATTAGATATATTTCTATGGCTTATACTAACGCCCAAATCTTTATTAACTAAATCAAAAGTAGCTATCTGGTTATATTTACAACCTATAGCGTCTATAGTTTCTAGTCTTATGCTAGACAAAGATTCACTCTTATGTCCAAATGAAACTATAATCTCATCTCCACAAGTAGATACTCTAACTTTACCTATAGCTTTAGTAATCTTCTCTAGGAATAGATTATACAACATTTCACTATTACCAGTAGTATCGCTATCTTTACGTTTATGTAAAGATTTAAGTACTATCAATATGTCCTCTATAGTTTCTACTGGTATGTAGATTAAATCACTATAGGTACTTAATGCTGGTACATATGCATTTGTAAAAGCATTATATACACAAGTTCTAAATTGCTCTATAACAGAACTAGTTAGATTGTATAGTTGTTCGCTATCTATACTAAACTTTCTTTTAGCCCAATCTAATAGCTTATAGTAGCTATCTAAGCTATCGCTATAGCTAAAACTACTGTTAAGCATAATAACATGATTAGGCTTACTAAGTTTCTTTAAACCTTCATATGTTACTGGAGAAAATCCAGTAATATGATGGTTAATACCATTCACTATCCTTTTAGCAAATGCTATATCTACATTTTTCATTTTACACTCCTTACGTTATATTGTGTTTCTTAACTAAATAACCAATGAAAGAACCCTTTAGACTTTTTCTTAGCTTCTTCTAGCTCTCGTTTAAGTCTTTCGTTCTCAACTCTTAACTCTGTTAATGTTTTATCTCTAGATTGTATAGCTCTAACTTCAGCTTCTGCGTCACTGAGATGAACATAGTCTATTTTACTAGATGATGAAGAATGACAAATAGTACTAGGTCTTATTACTAAAGGTTTAGTATTACCTATATTCAGGTCTATAGATAGTCCAAATCTAACTACAGATGTTCTAGATATTACTTTACCTACTAACCTATCTAAGTCTTTAACCATATCTGGTTGTTTCTCTTTAAGACTGTTTCTTAGGTCTAATACGTTATAACTATATTTAATTATATTGTCTATACCAGCGTCTCTGTACATGTCTAGTACATATTTAGATATAGCATCTCTAAATTGATTCCATACGTATTTAACATCTTTAAAAGCTAATCTAGCATCCATACCATCCTCTTCCATCTCTCTCTTTAAGTCTTTTATCTCTTTTTCTGCTATACTTAAAAGATAACTCTCGAAAGTACCATACAGATTATACAAGATTTCAACTCTCTTACTACTATCAGTATTTCTAATATTCTCTAATAGAATATCCAATACTTCACATGCTTTTTGTTCCATACTATATCCTTTTATTATCAACTTTAATACTAGCCTAGTATAGGCACCTCTTACGTTATATAAATTTACTATCAATACTTACTATAGAAATAGAGTAGAGAGTAACCATAAAGGTTACTCTCTACTCGTATAACGTAAGTTGATAATAAAATGTAAAGGATTTATAGTAATTATACTATATTCCTTATATAAATAATATATAACTGTTTTTTTGTCACTTAGATACTATATATACTATTTTAAAGTATCTGGTATATCAGCTGCTTTATTTATCTTACCTATAGATTTTACTAAATAGCTATTATAGCTTTCATAGCCTATTAGCAAGTTATTAAATAACATAACAAAACTTCTTACAGCTATCTTAGCATTCTTAAATAGATATAGTTCTTTACTATACTTATCTAATAGACTAGTAAGACTTTGTTCTTTATTATCTAAACTCTTAGCTAATCTCTCTATACTTGCTATATCGTTACTAAGATCAGTATACTGCTTTTCACAACTAGTAAATGCTCTCTCTAAAGAACTTAAGTCATGTACGAATGTATCATTCTTCTTAAGCATCTCTTGTAGAGAACCTTCAGTTACCATATAGAATTTTTCATATGCAAACTGGGCATTTTCACTATCACTATCTTTAAAAGTTTCATCTAGCTTAATAGTAATAAAGCTGTTATCACTTTTAGGTACTATTAGTGCTTTACTTCCATCTGAAATATTAGAAGTCATAGCCCATTCGTTTCTCCCATAAAAAGTTACTTTTCTCTTATTAAGAGCTTTAAGTCCCTCTATAGCGTCTTCAAATAGTGTTATAACAGTTTTAGCTACTTCGTCTTTATCTGCAAATGCATCTAAAGCTAGTTTCTCAGCTGGTCTAGCTTTTTCTATTTTAGCTAATAGAGTTTGTATATTATCCATTAGTTTAGTAGTAGTATCACATACTAGCTTAATAGCTTTAGGATAGAACTCTGCTAGCTCTTCTGGTTTATAGAAACTATATATAGTATCTGAGAACGCATTCTCTTTATTAATATTATCTAATATAGCATCAGCTGCAAACTTAACATAAGTATTATAAGATACCGCATTACCGTATTTCGGGTCTCTATCAGCTTTAGTATCCTCAAAGCTAGTATTATAGAATACAGCTGGTGATACGTACTTAGTCTTTCTAGAAACTTCTTTCATAACCTCTTCGTAGAACTTAGCTTGTTTAGTCTTATCAGACCACACTATAGATCTATAGAAACCTTGTATATGTTTAAATCCTGATCTAATAAGCTCTCCTAGCTTAGCTAATATACTTAGTATCCATTTCCAAATCTTCTTAGCAGAATCTTTAATAGTATCTAAGATACCTTCTAACTCCACTTTAAGATCTGATAGTGTATTTACTTTATCGTTTCTCATAGACTCTAGAGATAGTTTACTAGTAGACTCTAAACCTAATACTTTTCTATAGTGTCTTAAAGATTCTTGTGCTATTGCTATATCTTCTGGCTCTATAGTATCAGGTTCTTCTAGTTTTTCTTCTATAGTATCTATAGTATCAGATACTTCATTTTCTAGACTATCTACTTCTTCAGTAGCTTCAGTAGCTTCTTCTACTTCTTTTTTAACATTAGCTAAGTCTTGAACTAGCTCTGTACTATCTTCTAGAGTATTATCTTCTACTAGTTCTTCTGTATCAGACTCTAGATTCATATTTTGTATATATTTTCTTATACTCATATTCTAATTCCTTTAAAAAATAAAGAGCTAGAGATAAGCTCTCTAGCTCCTTTACTTTATTAATAAAAGTTATTACTTAGCTTCTGCTGCTTTAGCTGCTGCTTTAAGGAATACTTTACCATAAGCATTAACAAAGCCGAATGCTGAGCTAGATAGAATCTTAGCACATTTTACAAATACTTTAGAAACTTCTTTAGCTAGTTTAGCTTCTTCTTTAGTAGCGTTCTCTTTCTTAGCTACAGCTTTAGTTTTAGCATCAACTTTCTCTAGAGCTTTAGGGAATTGTGCATAAGCATCAGCAAGATCTTTTGCCATACCAAGAATAGCTGCTTTAGCACCAGTTGGTAGTGTAAATGTAACTTGTGCAGATGGCTCTTCAATAACAGCACCGTCTTTAACAACTACTTTAGTCATAGTGTTACCTTCGAATTTAGTACCGATAGTGAAGCTAGCTTTAGTTAGATCAGCTGCTGCTGAGAAACCTTGTGCTGCTGCTACAAAATCTTTAGTAAATTCTTTAAGGTTAAGGCTTACATATGGTACATAAGCATCTTGTTTATACTTATCAGTAAGAGCTTTAATATCTTCACTAGCTAATGTAGCGTCTTTAGCTGCGCTTACTTTAGCAGATAGCCATTTAAGTCTATTTACTTTAGTAGGGATAACAGCTACGATTTTCTCTTTGATCCAAGTATAAGCAGCTATGATTTGATCCCAAATCCATTTAGCACCCGCTTTAACTTTCTCTTTCATTTCTTCCCAACCCTCTAGGTTAACTTTATAAGCCTCTAGTGTGTTAGTGCGAATATCTTCTCTAGATAGTGTTACTGTTTCGACTTTATCGAGTTTGTAACCGGTACGTTTAATTAGGTTTTGTAGAGCTTCTTGTGCAGCTACAACTTCCTCAGCTGGAATCTCGCCATTATCATCAGCTACGCTATCTACTTCGATACCGTCTTTTTCAGCTTCTTCGATAATCTCTTTAGCTTCTTCAACTTTACCTTCAGCTTCTGCTATAGTAGCTTTAGCTTCTGCGATTTGCTCATCAACTTCAGCCTCTACTTCGTCAGACTCGTCAAGGGCTTCATGTGCTTCTTCAGCATCGTCAATAGCTTCTACAAGCTCTGCTTCTGCTTCTTCAGCTTCTAGTTGATCGATAATGTCAGGTGTAGTAACTTCAGAATCGATAAAAGCCTCTTCAGACTCAAGATTCAACTTTTGAATAACTTTTTTAAGACTCATTGTCTTCTCCTTAAGGAATAAATTTAATAATTACGGTTATAATCTATACGTACGCTATAGACCGTAATTTCACATATAGGTCTATGTTATTACATCAACATAGACCTATATGCTTACTAGCACATATAGAACTCTAGAGTTCTATATGCTTTATATACACATATAAAAATATAAAGATAGATAGGAGTATTACCTCCTATCTATCTTAAGTAATATATCGTTTATAGCACCGTATACACGTTTTATAAGTGTCTCATATTTAGTTCTACTATTATTAGGTATACAAGTTATTCTAGGTGTTTTAAGTATTAGTTTACCATACACATCGAATGTGCGCTCTAAGCACTCTTTATCTTCGAATACTTCTGCTTTACCATTTCTAGTAGATCTTCTCTTACTAGCTACATTTGGAGTACTATCTATAAATATAGTAAATAGTTTATCAGGATAGGTAAACTTATTAAGCTCTTTATATTCAGGTTTTATATAGCCAGCTATATCTGTTAAAGTACCTCCCATACCATAGTTATAAGCATAAGTACTCATAACCCATCTATCTAATAGTATTATATCTCTATTATCTATCTGTAGATTTTCTAATATAGGCATAAGTAAATACATAAGATCAATATAACGATTTGATAGTCTATTAGTAACAGATACTAAATGCTCTACATAGTATGCTTTTAGGGTATCTTCATCTCTATATTGTAATTGTCCATTTGGAAATACACCACTAACTAAATATCCTTTAGTCTTAGTAAGTTTATTTACATCACTTCTAATTTTACAACATAACTTTAAGAATTTACCAGTAGGTATATCTCTAATGCTATCTTCTATAATCTCTCTATATTTACTATTTACATCAGATAGATCTTTAAATAAAGATGATATTATACAATATACTATAATATCTACTCTCTTACTTCTTTTAACAGGTATAGCAGTAGTACCTTTAGTAGTAAGCTCTTCTTTTACTAGCTTAACAAACTCTGTAATACTAAATGGATTAGTATTGATTATATTAAGCTCTTTATTATTACATAGATCATTACCTACAGATGTCTTACCAGAACCATCTATACCTTCTAATACTAAAAACATCTTATACTCCTCTAGTTTAATTTATTTAGTTCAGTATTTATACAAAATAAAATAAGATCAGTCTACTGTAGAGACTATTTAAGTCTCTACAGTAGGTCTAATATACTTTTATTAAATATTCTCATTACAGATTGTCTATAGCTAGGGTCTATTCTATAACCAAAGCTCTTACCTATATTAAGTAACTCTTTATAAGGTACATTCATTCTTAACCAGTTATTAAGTTTCTGTAATGGTACTATATAAGTTATCTTATCTAGCGGTAATAGTTCTGTTCTAGTAACATACTTTATATCGAAACAGTTTACATAACTTCTAGTATCTTTTACTATATATTGCTTAGTAAGTTCAGATAGCTTAGGTGTCCTAGTAACTATTTCAAAATCTATACCATTTACATTAGTCTCATCATCTAGCCAAATCCAGATAGCATAGTAATAGAATAAATACCTTATATAGTAATATAGTCTACCTATACTATTAGTAGCTGGGTTATCTCCAAAGTCTTTAAGATACCTATACTCTGGTGTACCTATATTGTCTATATTTAGAAACTCTATAACATTATCTATCTCATTAGCTGGTGTACCGGCTGGGTATAGATCTGGTTTAGATACAGAACCAGAATAGATTATAGTAGACGTACCAGTTAATGATAAATATCTTTTAAATTTCTTTATACCTTGTTTATCAAATGCTAGCCAATAATTATATACTATAGCTCTAGCTCTTCTAGCATGCTTATAGCAGAATGCTACATACCATGGAAATAGCTTATAGACTGGCTTCATAATAGCAATACCAGCTAAGACTTTTAATATACTTAAGTAAACCGATAACCTTTCTAACATATTGTTTCCTTTTCTTATTTTAGATCAGGTAACGGATTATTGTTTTCTTACTAGTAGTACAATATTTGATTAACATAGTTAATCTACCTTTCTATAAAATAGCTAGTTAATATATAGTCCACTCTCATTTGTAAGATTTAACCTATAACTATAGATATTAACTAGTAACTAACATTGCTAAATAGAGTAAGAGTAGTACACGAAGTACTACTCTTACTCTATACTTTATAATAATCCGCCTAACTCTTTCTTAATATATGTACCTTGCATATACTTTAAGAAATCATTAACACCTATCTTATTCTTCTCTTTATCTAGTATAGCAGCTAGTTTACTATTCTTAAACATAGTAGTAGCTGTCATGCTATAGACTAATGCTACTAATACAGGCATAGACTCTATAGCTATATAGATACTCTTAGATCCGTCAGGACCATACCAACCATTCTCTAGTATACTAAATATAGCATCTACGTTTACTACAGCTCTAGCATCTTCTGGTAGATAGATCTCTACTAGATTTTTAAGTAATGGTATACCAACTATAGATAGTTTATCTTCATGTTCTGCTAGTAAAGATACTTTCTCTTGTAATGTTCTTCTATCTATAGGGAAACTAAGTTTAAGTTTACTAATAACATTAGTAATTCTCTCTATATCATCTACTAGTTTATTATCAGGATTAAATAGAGCATAACCATATATAGCTATAGCTATCTCTAAGTTAACTACATCTATAGCATTAAGTACTGATATACGTCTTACAGAGTTACTTAGTATAAATACTAAACTACTTATAATATTACCCATTATAGGTTTAAGATCTACTGTACTAACTTCTGTTTTAATAAGTAGTAACATAGATAGTATTAGAAAGTTAGCAGAGTGCTTATCTCTTATTACTTCTATAAGTTTACTAAAATCATTCTTAACAGCATTTTGATTTACATATGGTCTAAGATCTATAGCTACAGATTCTTTATTTCTAATGTTTCTAAAGAATACTGGCTGATTGAATACAGGTAGAACTTTTTCATCTTCATTTTTACCAGTTATGATATAAATCTCAACATCACCTTGATAGAACTCATAAGCTAGCTCATCTGTTATAGAGTTTTTAGTTATGTATCCTAATAAAGCTTCTACAATAGGTTTAGTATTAACTAGTCTACCAGTAGTAGTTTCATATGGTTTTAATATAGGCATCTTATATACTCCTTGATTTATTTACTTACTATAGCTGATCTTAAGGTTGTAATGATTTATTACAACTTTATATATTATTATAGTTACAGCTACGAGATCACTCATCATTTTTTACTATATCGTGGCCTATAGTAAAAAAAATATATTTCTTTTGTCCTATGATAGTACCTAGTGGAGGGTACTATCATAGTTTATTTTAAGTAGAAAATCTAGTTAGATGGTAGTTATAACCCTCTAGGTTATCTACCCAACCAACCTTATAGCTTTCTAGCATTTCTTTAGTGCCTAAACGTTTAATCTTGTCAACGTCTTCGTCTATAAGACGAATAGTTTGTTTAAGCTTAGAAGTATCGATATTAACTCTATCGAGCTTATCTTTAATGCTAGATATAAGATAATCGAATCGTAGGTCCAATGGACCTACTTCGAACATATTCTTATACATGCTATACTCCTTTCTAGTTACTATATAGTAACTGGAGTTGAATTGACATATAGAGGCATATCCACTATAGCCTCTATATGAATAATATCTAACTACATATACGTCAGAATGACGTATATGTAGTTAGATGCTTCTTCTGGTATAGTTTATCTATACCAGAACATATATAACTAACTTTATGTAATTTTGACGTTAAATATATATAACATAGATAGTCTGTAAAAGACTATCTATGTTATCTTATTATAAGCTACTGGAGCGTTGGTTTCCTGATTTTAACCCTAGTAAGGGTTATTTGTATTTTGATTTTTATAGAAAGGAGCTATTGACTCAATATGGCTACTGTCAGATTTAAGAAATTTGAAGTACTAGATGACAATGGTGATATAGTACTAAAACATTATGACGATATAGGATCTGGAGGACCACAGGTTGCTTCTAGTTTTGAAATAGCATTAGATCCAGATTTTAAGAATATAATAGATGCTACCTACTTTAATAGAAACGCTTTAGAATCATGGACTTCTCCATTACCTAAGATAGATGGTCCAGCTGGTACCTATTATACTAACTTAGATAAACTATATGCTAGAGGTAGAGTCTATGCTGGTGTAGTACCAACAGATTTTGATCTACCTAGCTATGCTAAAGATGCTGAAGTAAACACTAAATGTGATGCTACTGGTACTATATTTTATAGTCCATGGACAGAGGTTGCTATAGGTACACAAACTTATCAAGAGGTTACTATAACAGAAGAAGGTTTACCAGATATACATACTGATAGTAAGAAGATCGGTATGAAGTTCAATGCTAAACCATAAACGGTTTACCGTTGTGGTTAACGCTAAGCCTTAATAGTATAATATTATAATAATAAAGAAGGATAATTATGGTACGAGATTTACAGATATTACCAGAGATTCCTAAGATACCAGCTGGTTCTGGTATAAGGCATATAGCTACTAGTTATGAAGTTAGTAGGTCTCCTTATTTTGAAACTGTTGGTAATAATGTTAGAGATGAAAAAGATATAATAGTATCTAACTTAGAAGATACTGTTAACTTAAATAGGTTTACTACACAGGTTACTGGTGTAACAGAAGATACAGAGCTATATGCTAGATTTAAGTTACACTTTGAAGTAGTTACATCATCTGGCTCTAGAAGAGCTGACTCAGGTTGGAGCTCTGTAGTTAATCTTAAAGGTGATATGGAAGGCTTTAAAGTATCTGATGTTATATTAGCTACACCTAGACTATTTGTAACTAAAGATTCTCAATCTGCTAGAGATATTATAACAGTTGAGTCAGATCCTATGGAAGTATTTATAGGTTATGGAGATCATGAGTCTACTACTTGGATAGTAACAGATTCTGATAATAAAGTATTATTCACTAGGAAGAAATCTAAAGAGAATCTTACTAAGATAGTATTAGATCAAGCAGACTATGCTTATAATAAAGTATTTATTATAAAATGTATACACCATAGTAATACTAATGCTGATTCTAATCCAGGTGTATTTATATATAACTCTGCGTTAGATCAACAAGAGCTATATACTGTTAATGTAGAATCAGAACTTATAGCAGGTAGAAAACTACTTACTTCAGTTTCTCTACATGTTAATAGATTCTTAGCTATAGATTTAGTACTTAAAGATAAAGATGATGTAATAGTATCAGAATCTTTAAACAATACTACACTATATCCTAAAGTAGATATACCAACTACTATAAGAGAAGGCGAAATCTATTACCTATGGTCTAGATTACAATATGACGCTGGTGTATATACTAACTGGAGACTAGATGCTGTATTAGTAGGTAAAGGTAACCACGTTATAGATATTAATAAAAATACTCAGTATGCAGAGCATTATGAATATACGCAGAAGATGATACAACCTGGTACTAAGTTCTTGATGTCTAAAGAGTTATTTAATCAAGGTGGTTTTATACTACCTAAATCAGATACTGATATATTTAAAGGATTAGGTTACTATAGATTTGATTCTGGAGTATTAACCTATATAGACGATATAGCAGGTACTGAGAACGTAGGTGATAATAAACCATTAAGTAACTGGTCTGTTAATATACTACCGCTCTATAATGGTAATGTTATTATAAATAGAACTGAATTACAATCTGATAAAGATAAAGAAGGTTTAGGTAAATCTGTATTCCTTAAGTATGAAGCTGATACACAAGCTGTAGAGTTTAGATACTTAGGCAGTGCTAATCCTGGTAAACAATTAGGTTCTACAGCTGTATCTGGATCTATGGTAGCTACTATAGATAATAATGTATATTTTGTACCAGCTAAAGAAGGTACTTTTAAAACACCTACTAAGCTATGTCTATATAAACTTAATACAGAGACTATGGAGATTAGTAAAGAAGCTGATCTACCATTCGATGCTTATAACTATGTTAGTTTATCTAATTATGAAGATAATGAGTTTCTAGTACTTGGTGGTATGGATAAAGAAGATCCTAGTAAACCAGATCCTAAAGATTGGGTTAGAAGTAATAACTTTATCTATACGTATAATATAGAGACTAAACAGTTTACTAAAGTAGGTGATCTTACAGAGACACAAACTAATAGCTGGTATAACCTACATGCTCAAGAGCGTAAAGATGGCAAGATAGCTATCTTTAATAACTCTGAAGGTGCTGGTGTAGCTGAAGACCAATCTATACTTATATTCGATCCTGATACAGGTACTGTAACTAACTTAAAGAATGACTTTGAAGATGGTAGGGTATACTTAAGAACATTGATAGCTAATAATGGTAACTTCTATAGAATATCAAGTTCTCCTATAGAACCACAAGAGGTTTATATCTATAAGACATTAGGTTATGCACATGTTACTAATGGTAGTGCTGATATACAAACTAATGTTATTACAGATCTAGTAATACCTGCTGGTAAGACTGTAGTTATAGATAACCCTTATAAGTATAGTACTATTAAGATACTAGGTGATGTAGCTGATGGTACTACTGGTAAGTTAGTATGGGTATCTGCTACTAAGAGAACTGAATATCAAGCTGATACATTATTCGTAACTAAATCTATGTTACTATATAACGATAATGTTGATGAGTTAACTAAAGATAAGAAATGGAAGAACATAGTGTTACTAGATGGTGTACATATGGGTATAGAGTCTGGTAATAAACCATCTTAATATATAGAGTAAGGTAGAGAATATGAAATTAAATAAAGTAATAGAAAAATATAATAAGCTAGATAGTTCTCTATCTAGCTCTTCTGTTAAAGTTAACCATGAGGTTATAGCTTTTCAGAATGATGAACCATTTATAGAGAAAGCTTGTAGGACTATAGAGAATATAGTATATATAGCTAATGGTTCTAGAGCTAAACTAAAGACTACAGAAGGTAAGAAAGCATTGGCAGAACTATCTAAGATCTTTACAGAAAGATTTAATATACAGTTTGCTATAGAGTGCGACGATGAAGAATGCAATGGGTACTCAGTATGTTTTAGTCCTATAATGGATCAGTATCTAAGAAATACACAGTTTACTAATATATCTGGTACACTAGAGAATATAGAAAAACTTAAGAAGAATAGTCCAGAGACATATAGTAAACTAACTGAAAAAGATGTAGATATATCTAAAGTAAAAGGGTTAGAAGACTATTGGAATAACTATGCTAATATAAGTACTATAAACTTATTTAAATCTATTAAAGATAGTAAGTTTGAATTAGATCTTAAGAATGCTAGAGTTAAATCTGGTAAGAATATGTTAGGATTTATAGCAGCAGACTTTGTAGGATTCGATAAGAAAAACTGTAACTCTAGAGAGATATTAGCTATATTACTACATGAAGTAGGTCATGCTTTTAACGAACTAGAGAGAGTCTATATGGTATATAATAACGTGTTTATACTACAAGATGTCTTGGTAGAAGAGTATGCTAAAAAGAATAAAACTCCGGCAGATGTACTTAAGATATTCTATAGTAAAACTGATTTAGAGCAAGATAAAGATAAACCATCTACTATAGCTGGTGTTATACTAGCTGCTAATAAATCTATAATAAGAGGTATAGAGTCTGGTAGAGTAACTGGTTATGATCTTAGTAACCACGAACAGTTAGCAGATGAATTTGCAGCTAGATTTGGATTAGGAGCTGAGATTATATCGGCATTTGAAAAAGCTGATTATCTTACTGGCTTTGACGAAAGATCTGCAATAAGCGAAGGTAGCGTAATAGCTATAGGTAGTAGCATAGCTACAACACTATATGCATCAGTTGCTGCCGTTGCTGGTTTATCTATATTTGCTATTATAGCTCTTCTTATCTCTTTAATAATCATGTGGCTAGGTATTGATAATATACTTAATATTAATAAGAATGGTACTGTATATGATACTATAGATAGAAGAATGCAGAGATTACGTAATACTACAGTAAGACGTTTATCTACTATAGACGATCCTAAGGCTAGAGATCATATGTTAGCGCAAATTGAATACCTAGATACTAAACTTGCTGAGATGAAAAAGATCAAATCTAGTAATTGGGCTATTAAGATAGTTAATGCTATAGGTAAACTAGATACACTAGCGTATCAAGAACGTGAACTTAACGATCTTATAGATAATATGTTCGCTAATGACCTACATGTAGCTAGTACTATGTGGAATAAGAAATAAGGTGCTATATAATAGCTTATATATATATATATATATATATACTAAAGGAATTACAAAATGAGTATAAGAAAACTTATGACTAAAGTTAACTTAGAGAGCGAAGCTGAAGAGACAGTAGGAGCTACAGAAGAGGATATACTAGACGTTATAGAGAGTGATGAAATAACATCAGAGCTAGTAGAAGCTTCTAAAGAAGCTAATGACGCAGCTGAAGCTGATCAAGAGCTTACAGATCTAGCTGAAGAAGTAACAGAGACTATAGGCGATATAGAAGAGAAACTAGAGGATACTGCAGAAGTAGTACCTGAAGATGTTGCTGTAGCGCAAGAGTCATTGAGACACTATAAGAAGATGCTAGGTATTAAAGATGAAGGTACTAAGATCTCTTTAGAGTCTATGAGAGTTGATACTAAAGCTAACCTAGAGAATATTAAAGTAGAACTAGAAGGTGTACTAGATACTATTAAAGATTCTGCTAAGAAAGTATGGGATTGGATAGTTTCTATATTTAAGAAAATCAAAGAGCTTATAATAGCTGGCTTTAATAAGTTAGTTAGTTTCTTTAAGAATCTAGCATGGAAGAATAAATCTGAACAGTTAAAAGTAGTAGATGATATTGTTAAAGCAATGGAAGATATTACTAAGTCTGATAATACATATATTAATGTAGCGCTATATAAAGAAGCTGTTGATGATTTTAACGATTTCGAAGAAGAGCTTAGAGCTGCAGCTGCTGAAGATCTATCCAATATGGTAAATACATATGCAGAAATTAAGAAAGAAGGAGCCGCAGCAACGGCTAAATCTGTTGATGCTTATAATATGGTGTCTAAACGTGCTAAAGAGTTAGCTGCTAAGGTCAAAAGTGGCGATGATAAAAAAGCTCTACTAGCACTTCCTAAACCTAAAGAAGTTACTAAAAAAGAAGAAGTTAAAACTGTAGTAAATATGATAGAACCTAAAGCAGCTGAAAAAAGAATAGCAGATCTATTAGAAAATAAATATTGTTTATTAGGGCTAATGCATCCTGTTCAAACACAGAGTATGTACGATTATATACTAACATCACTATTGAAATATGGCAGTG